CTGAAACATAGCCGTAGTCAGCGTCTGGGAAAGCATTAACTGTTCCTTGTGCTGCGGTTGTATTTGAAGAAAGATTCTTACCACCACCAGCACCTCGCACCGCATCATATAACTGATGGTCTTGAGGGGTGTCAGCACGTATTTTCATCCAAGTTAAATCAGGCTGAAAGTCAAGGCCAGTTATAGAACGAGTCTGAGTTCCAGAGCCTGTCCATAACACAGCGTTAAAATACTTACCCGCTTGCGTAGCCGTAGTCGCCCCAATCGTAGGCGTTGGCAAGTTCTGTGTGCAAAGTGCTTTGAAGCCACTTGGGGCTGCATGAACAAATGGGCGTTGACCGCAATTTAGGGTTGCTGTTATTGAACCGCTAGTTTGTGGGAATAGACCAATGGCAAAACAGAATGTTCCTGATAATCCTGTGTACGCTGTGCCTTGGCTTGTGCCGTTTTTGTAAAAGACCAAAGAACCTGCATCAGCGTCATAAGCAACACCAATTACATCGTTGGTTGTGAATGTTGCACCATAAGAAACCGCAGAACCACCATTGTATTTTTGACCATTTGCGGCATTGTAGCCATAGCCTCCTGATTGACCGCCAAAGTAGTCATTGATAGTGAAGTCGGGCTTGGCAATACCAAACATGGCGTTTAGCGTTCCCGCAGTTGATGCGGTCACAGTCATCTCTGCGTACCACTTACCACTAGACATAGCCATTGTTGAACGAGAAGATGCCCATGACTGGTTTGAACGGCTTACATCCAAATTACCATTAGCAAAGGTAAACGCAACAGCGGCACTTGTATTGTAGTTATCCAACGGATTCATCGTTGAATAGTTACCCCGCACAGTCCCACCCACACCAGTATCAGTTCCATACGATGTTGGTGAATCAACAAGAGAGTCATTATTTACACCAGCAGACACAAGAAAGCCATTAGGTGTCCAGTTGTTGCCGTTACCTGAGTAGTCTTTACCCAATGTAGCTGCTGTGGTGTTGCTGTTGTCTGAGAAGTTCAGATAGAAGCCGTTAGTGCCGTATGAGCCTGAGTAGGCTTTAGGTTGCCATACGCCAGTTTGTGTATCTGTTTCACCGAATGATGATGGGGTTAACTGAGAGCCATCGACAAAGTTTATCTCTGTCATGTAGCCACCAAAATAAAGACTTATGCCTACGGGGTCCCAAGAACCAATTGAATGAGGATTATTGGTGTTAATGTATGAATTGCTATTTTGAGATGGGTAATCAGATGTTGAAAAACTTGTTACTTGAGTTCCATTAACATAAAGTTTTACTCTATTTGACGCTGTTGCTTGTGTTGTGTCATAAGCCCAAACAATGTGATACCAAGCGGAAACATCACGAAACACTTGCGTAGTAGCAACACCTGTTGAACCTGATGCATTGCTGTCAAAAGAAACTAATTGATTAGATGCATTAAATTCAAGACCTGTGTAAATAGTTCCTGCACTAGTTGAACAAACAAATATTCCGCTTCTTGTTCCAAGCGTGCTTCTTTTAACCCATCCTGACCATGTAAATATTTGCCTATTTGTAGCACTCGCAGGAGTACGATTCAGATAAGCAGAGTCTGCGCTGTTAAACCGCAAACTGCGTGAAATTTCATACGCCCCGCCAGAGACTTGTGTTGTGTTGCTTGAAAACATTTATAAGTCCTCAAACTGTGTAGTTCTGACCAGCGACACTTCCAAGCCAATTAGAGCCATCAATAGCAGTAAATACAAACTTGTCTGCACGCAATGCCGTTGCCGTTAGCGTTGGCGCAGTAGCCGCGGGCCAATCAACCGAGGCGGGCCAAGTAACTGTGCGTGACCCTGTTGCATCTTGCTTTTGTACCAAGATAAAACTTTTACCGGCTACGGGCGTTGGAAATGTGTAAGTGCAATTGCCTGTTAGCGTAATAATCTGAACTGTACCATTGGCCAAGTCGAGCGTGATGGCAGTAGAACTATTCGCTGTATACGGTGTTTCAACATAGTTGGTGACCGTTGGATTTCCAAGGGTAGGAGCTGTGCCAAACACCAAAGCGCCAGAGCCTGTTTCGCCTGTTACGGCAGACGCCAGATTGGCACTAGACGGTGTAGCCAAGAAAGTAGCAACGCCAGTTCCCAGACCAGAAATACCTGTGCTAACCGGCAAACCAGTTGCATTAGTCAAAACACCGGCAGATGGAGTTCCAAGATCAGGAGTGGTCAGTGCAAGGCTAGACGCAAGCTTAGCAGACGTGACAATACCATCGACTAAATCGGAGGTCGTCAGTGGGACTGGGGTCGGCTCTTTTCCGATATAACTCATTATGAAATCTCCAATACAGAAACAGTCACGTCAACCGTAACCGTGGATGTTACTTTGAGCACGTCCGCAGCCTCTAACACAAGCTTCTGATCTCCACCTACAGCAACGAGTGAGCTACCTACTGGGATCGGAACAGCTTTTGCAAAGTACACAGTTGTTGCGCCGGATGTGACTTGAATATCAACAGAGGCCGCACTGGCGTTTGTGTTTGCAACGTTTAAACCAATAATAGTTGATTGAGTTGCGCTTGGCACGGTATACACCGAAGTCTGTGTTGTAACGCTTGCAGCGATGTAGTTTTTAAATGTGTTTGCCATATTTATCCTAATGCAATAGCAAATGCAAGCGCATCGCCAGACGTAACAACAATAGCCGTTGGGCCAAACTCCACCCACTGAGAGGATGTGCCGTCATCGGTATACAAATATTCAACGCCTGTATCTGCGTCCAGCCATCGATCGCCTGCCGTAGCTCCTGCTGGCGCTGTAGACGAAATCGTTACCCTAGACGCTGCAGTGCCGGGTATCCAACGTGAGTTTGTAGCATCCCATACCACCGCCTGCCCACTCGTAGGCGTACCCGTAACCTGAATTTTGTCAGTATTCAGATTAACGAAGTTGGCATCAACCTCATTGTTGGTAAGAGGCGAGCCCTTACCTGCACGGGTAATAATGGTACTCATGGATTACTCCGATTAAGGTGCAGCCATTGTAACTGTCCAAGTAATGGACATTGTATCGTTTACGTCTTTGTTAACGACTGCAAACACAGTGCGGCAAAGCATCGTTCCTGCAGAAGAAGCATTGAAGATGCCGGCTTCTTGAATGCCGGTTAGTGTTGCGGGAGTGCCTGCTGGGAAAGAAGCAACGTAAGCAACGGCTGCGCCTGTTGGGGTTGTGCTAGTTAAAGCCACGCGTGCAGATTCAGCGCCCAAAGCAGTGTTGCCTGCAGCTGCTGCCGTGTTATTTGTACCAATGGCCATGTGGCTCATAACGTTAGCGGACGTGCCCGCCATACGACTGGCAATAAATCCCAAACCGGCTGTAACAACCAAGTTCTTGACTTCCTGCTCGTGCTTGACTGTACCGTCGGGAGCGGTTACTACAATCTTCAATTCGCCAGTAGCGACAATTTTTTCATTCGTGTTCATGGGGATTCCTTAAAAAGTACGACTAGTTCCTACATAGTCTTCCGCGAAGTACGTGATATCGCAGTAGCCTTGGCTTATCAATGTACCAGCATCTGACGCGCTAGTCGAGTCGATAAGAGCTTTTCCAGCCACAATAACGGCGGAATCTGTTGCGGTTGGCGTTTCAGTCAACCCTTTAATAAAACCTTTAAACGCGGCATCAGCCGCTGTCGGCGACTCAGTAAGAGCTTTTCCAAATCCAATAACGGCCTGATCAGATACGCTTGAGCCATCACTTGGATTCTCAACCTTAGCGTTTCTAACATCTGCAACATCGGTCACATTAACCGTGTCGATTAGATTCTTAATGAAAGTCTTGGCTGCAACGTCACCACTCACAGCAGACTCTACAAACTCTCGGTTAAATCCGTTCGCTATAACAAGGGTCTCAGTTGGCGTAACAACTTCAGACAACACTTTCATGAACTGAATGATTTGATCGTCGTCTGTGACAATACCATCTACGTCATCCGTGGCAAACGCCGTGTCGTTTAGCGTTTTGTTGAGGCCCAGAACGGCGGCATCACTTGGCGTTGCAGTATCAGATGCTGTTTTACCAAAGGTCTTAGCGGCTAGATCAGACGCACTACCGGTGTCACTAAGCGCTTTTCCGGAGCTTTTGACTAGCGTTTCGCTAGCTTGCGCGGTTTCGGTAAGCCCTTTACCAACTGTTTTTACAGCAGCATCAGTTGCGCGAGCAGTGTCAAAAAGATCAATAAATTTTAAAAAGTAACCTGTAATGGCTGTGGCTTTAAGCAATACATAACTTGTAGCGGCGCTAAGTTTGACGTAGCTAACAGTTGCCTGAAGTTTTACGTAAGCAATTTCTGCCTGAAGTTTAATGTATGCATAGGTAGCGCGCATTAGAAGTCCTCGCGCATCCTAAATCTTAATGGGTCGTATACAGTCTGAACACCGCCGCCAGAGGCAAACGTAACTTGAATTTCACCTTCATAGTTACCGGGGTCTCCTGACATGGCCAACGCTGTCATGGGGAAAACGCAGACCCCGCCAACGCCGTTTGTGACTGTGCCCGCAATTGTGTCTTGCAGCGTAGTAGCACCAACCATGCGGAACTTCATAACAACAGTAGCGCCAGTAATATCTACTACAGCGCCTGTGTTTTCATTGGTAATTGTCGCCTCAACTTGCGGGCGGTTTACGTCACCTTGAACAAGATAGATCAGATCGCAGCTCATTACCAAATCCTACTGTAACGTATGCGCATGGGCGCATGGTTCATACCGCCGGTCACATAAGCCCGGGCCGTTTGTTTAGCAATTCGAAACTTCAATGTATATGCTTTAGCGCCTGCAGCGTCGGTATACGGCTGATTAGGCGTTTCCAGTAAACTAGCAAGCGCTCCGCTTGAAATTTCTTCTAAATATCGCTCGTACAGCTGCGAATCGACAACAGTAGAGTCGCGTAGCGGCATGTATGAAAAACGGCCTGTGATCGCGTTCTGGACAGTTTCTGCGGGGCATAAAGCCAGCGTAATGTCGTTGGGGTTGAACTGCGTGTACGCCTGTGGAGTTCCAAGCTGGGATTGCCAGTTCATGGAGAACATCTTCTCTAATTCATACTGGCTCTTACGCTCTAATTTTCGGCTCTGATAGTAGATGCCCATCAGTTGGCCAAGAATGTTGTACTTAGGCACATCGATGCAATACGTGTTTGCGCCGGCCATCACAGTGATCGGCGTTAAGTCACACTGCAGGAATAACGTCTCGCGGCAGAAGTCGATGCAGGCGTTGCGCACAGCCTCAATTGCTTGGTCGTCCAGTACGTTGGGCGCGTACGGAACAATGTTCGGCAAGAAAACTTCGTAGGAGACGTTGCTCACTTCATTGATCCCGGTAAGTTAGGGTTAAATGGGGCTAGCGCTTGGTTCGGGTTAGACGCAGCTTCGGCTGTGGCTTTGCCTTGCAAGAGACCTTGGAACTGCTGATAGTATGAGGCAGCCAAAGCAGAATTGTTTGCGTACTCAGCATCCTTGCTGTAAGCCCTGAACAGAATGTAACTGATAAGCGCCGTGACGTAAATATCGTCGATAGTGATAACGCCGCCAGATACTGCATCTGATGGTGCAGCAACGTAAACCAACTCTATATAGCCCTGACTTGAGGACGGCTGAGGGGGGTATACGTAAAACGTCTTTGAATCTAGGGGGGTATAAACGAAATGCTTTGTAACTGCGCTAGGAGTAGACGAGTGCCAATTTGGAACTTGCGCATCTAAAATCTCACGAGACACAGCACGAATTGCATTGCCCGGCGTTGTGCCGTTAGTGCCCATATTGCGTACTACGTCGATCAAGGAAACGGCTGCAGCGGGCAGTGTCTGCTTAGTGCCTGCTACACAAATAACAGCAGCGTTTATAACAAACGCATTTGGTTTATACAACGCGGTTTCACGCTGGCCATCGTTCAGCCACAAAATCAATTCGTCAGTAGGCCAGCGAATGTTTGTCGGGTCTTGAAGAATTGTCGAAACCTTGGTCAGGATCGACGCAACTGTGATGGTCGCCATGAGCTAACCTCGTAGAGTTTGAAGTTATGAGAATACTAACACAAGAAGGGGCCCCGTGGGGCCCCTCTTGCTGCGCTGATTAGGCGCTGAGGACCGCAGCCCAGTTTTCGCTGCCCAAGCTGATATAGCAGCCGGACATGTTAGCAACCAAAGCCTTAGCAGCGTTGGCAGAGCCGTTGTTAATCTTACCGCCAGTATTGGGGTAGACGTTCAACGAATTCGCTGAACTGTTAACAACGTAAACAATATCGCCAGCAGTGCGATCGGCAGGCAATTTAACGCCATCAGCAGCAGTGCCTGTGGTAACGTAGTTGATAAAGCCTGTCAGTGCTGTAGCACCGGCTTGGGTTTGTGTAGTACCTGCAGTAGCGGTCTCGTAACCACCAACTTCGGTTGCAAAGCTCATTGAATTAGCCATTTTGATCTCCAAAAATAAAATATAAACGGGAAAAAGCCCCGAAGGGCTTTTTGCTTAGCCCTTGACCACAGCGTAGGTCAAAGCTTCTGGCTTAACTGTCTTGCGACCGTAGATCATCAAACCGCGGACCAAAGTACCGAAGTCGTTGGGGTTGGGAATAGACTCAACCTTGTTGATCTGCGAAGCAAAAGTCAATGCAGACTTCTGACCAGCGATGATAACGTGGCGCTTAACTTTACCGGCATCAGCACCGCCAGAGTAGTTCTGGTCAGCAGCTGCTTTAGGCAACAAGTTAGACACATAGATATCAAAGCGGTCGATACGGCCGATCTTACCGTTACGCAAGATAGACTGGGCATCACCAGTTACATAGGCTTGAGCCAATGGAGATTGCATGAGCAACTGACGCTCAGTGGGCGTAATGATCAAGAAACGATCAGTCTCAGGAACGTTTTGCTCGTCCAGAACAGAAGACATGGAAGTGATCGTGTTCAAGATTGTAGGCAGGGGGCTGCCAGCAACGTAGTCCAAAGGAGCTGCGTCAGTACCGAGGTTGAAAGAACCGCTCAAAACACCAGCAGTTGCGCCAATGTTGGCAGCAGCGGCAGAGCTGAATGTGCCCAAGAAAGATTCGCGGTCAACGGCGATTTTCATCTGGTTGGCTGCGTCAGTCGTGAACATGTCCATCAAGTTAGGCTGAGCTTGGTACTCGAGAACGTCAGAAACGTTCACGCCAAAGTAGTAGCCTTTGTCGATGTTCAACTCAATGGTGTTAGGAGTTGGTGCTTCGTAGTTCAAGCTAGAACCAACAGTGTAAGTGCTGATGGTGATAGAGGGGATGTTGTTGATGACAACTTTATCGCCCATGTTCTTGATATCGCCTTCCCAAGATGTATTGGAAACTTCACCGAATGTGGTGTTAGCGTAGAACTTAACGTTCAGTTTGCTAGACCAAATTGCGGGGATGAACGTACCAGAGTACGAAGGGTTTGTGTTAAAGGGTGCGGTTACGGCATAACCGGCGGCTGCTGTGATTGTAGACATTTAATGCTCCAAATAAAAAAAATCGGTTTGTCAAAACACGCCGCCGTTACAGTTATGGACGAATACGTCCTTCTGTTTGGGCAGCATCTAACTCGGTTTGTAGCTGCATCGCTTGCTCGTGCTTACCCTGTTGTGACAACCGGACGATCCTATTGCTTTCAGCGATGTAATCAGCGCTTGTATAGATTCGGCCGTTTTGCGAACTAGGGGTAGAAGCTGTCGACTTCCCCGGTGCAACCTGACGGTTTAGCTCTTGGCGTGCATTAGATTGCTGTTGCTTTCGAGCTGAAGGGTTATGCGCTGGATACTTCTCGAAGAATGTATCAAACACTTCCTTGACGGCGGAGACGTCCTGACGACTTGCAGCGTTCAGAAGAGCGTCGTTCCATGTAGCTTGAGAACCCGGAATCCGAGTTGCTAACCATGTCTGACAATCATCTGTTGCTTGAATCGCCTCCCAGCTTGGCAACGTTGAATTGAGATTCTCAAAGAATCGATCCTGCGCTGTCTTTGCTTGAGACTGAACAACTTCACCGACTTGGCCTTCGGCTTTGGTCAACTGGCCTTCTAGTGCCTCGATTTGCTTGATGTACTTTGACTCGCGTCTGCCAAATTCTTCTTTGGCAATACGGCGGGCTAGGTCTACCAAGTCCTCACCAAATGCTTCCACGTCTTTGTTTGTAACCAGTTGGCTCGGCTCAGGTTCAGCTTGCGTTTCGGCTTTCTGTTCCTTGAGTTTTGCCTGTAATTGATCCATCGAATCCGTCAGTTGCCGCACTTGCTGTTGCAGGGTTGGCACTTGGCTGTTGTACTGACCTTGAAGTGACAGGTAGCGTTGCTTCCATGCCGCGTCGTCTTCAGTAGGTTTCGGTGTCTCAACGGAGACTGGTTCCTGACTTTGCTTCTCTGGTTCTGGCTCAGAACTCTGTTGTTGTTCGTCTTCGGGCTTGGGTTCTACGGCCTGTTGGGCTGCAGCAACCTGCTTGTCATACTCTTCCGCAACGTGTGCTTGAGCTTGTACCTGTTTTGGCAATGCCATAAATACTCCTTATGCCGGTTCCACCACAGAACTTGGGCGTGTTTTTACAAAACGACTTGCCGGGGGCTTCCCCCTTAGGCTTACCGTGTCTTTTCTGCCAGCTCAGGGGATACCTGAAGCAACGTGAGAATGTCTTTACACTCTCGCGCCATCCCTTGGACTCTCGGGGTGGTATCGCCGGACGTATCCAGCAAATTATTTGTCAGCTTTTCGAGTTCGGTTTCGAGTAATTTCAACAAAACCTCTCCATCGTCTGACTTAGAAATCCTAGCCAACGCTTGAAATTGTCGAGCGTCTGGTTTAATTAGCAAGCTTTGCCTCGCGCAGTGACTGTAGCGCGTTTAACAACACCGCCGTTGGCCATCTTAACTCCACTACGACCGCGTGCGGCGTTAGCCGCAGCTTCTGCACGAGCGGCAGCGCGTTTTTCAACATAGCGTTTAGCGCGATCATCATTTGTTTCTGCGCGCAGTGCTGGTTTAGGAGCACGAGCTTGCATACGAGCCATGTCGCTACCAGTATCACGGGGAGCCATATCGGTTGTGTACTTCTTGCCCATGTATTCAAAAGTTTTGTTGCCGGCCTTACGCTCAGCAGCAAACGCTTCTTTGAAGGACTTGTACTCTGGCTTAGAAGACTCTTCGGCTTTTGATTCAGAAGACTCCATGGGAGAAGAACTTTCCGACGAGCCCGAACCAGCCTCAACGTACTCAACGGTTTCGCCGCCGTCTGCGTAGCGATTCATCATTTTGGATTTGCCAGAATAGTTCATGTTCAGTCCTTTTACTGTGTGGTTTGTATCATGGGGTAAACCCCATGTCAAGAGAATTTAAAAATTATCTGTAATTGGTGCGCCATTACTCAACATCTGCTGGTTCTGAACGGGACTTCCCGCAGGAGCTCCCTGTCCGGGCGTTTGCTGTGGTGGCTGGCCAGCTTGCATCATTTGTGCAATCTGTTGTGCGACACGCAACTTCTCACGTGGAGGCACAACATCGTCGGGGTTTACGTCCAACTGCTTTGCAGTTTCGCGTAACAGAGTAGCGCGGCCGTCGATACCCATAATCTGCATATCAATCGGATTTGCTGTTGCCTGCAAGAATTCGTTACGACGAACCTGTGCAGTCTCTTTGGCCACGATGCTGTTGGAGCCGCGGGCCACAATGGTCACGTCGCCTTTGAGTTCGTTGTCTTCGCTGTACTTCATGTTGTAGAAATACAAGCGCTCAAGCAGCGGAGTCATCACGCTGTTATCAATGTTTGCAACAACCTGCTTCATAGACTTGTTCGCATTGCCCATCAGCATGGACATACCGGACGCCGTACGGCCAGCGCCACCTGTGGGGCTAGAACCTGTCATGTAACGTGGAATGCCTGAATATTCGTCCGCCAAAATAGAGAACTTCTCATACACAGCCATGAGCTCTTGTGCATTTGAGTTTGGCTGGAAAAAGCCAATTGGCGCAGCTGACGAACCCATTGGGTCTGAAGTGATTTGGTGAATCTTCCATGGGTACATCTGCGTGATATCTTCGCCCTGTGGTACGCGATCCACGTTGACCCACACCTGTGGTCCAGAGGCAATGCCCATGTTGTTAGCCAAAGCGCGTGTAGCGCTGTTACACATGTCTTGGCAGTCCTTGATCAAGTCATACGTACTGTTGCCCCAGAACGTGCCGGGAACACCTTCGTACGATGCTTTGTAGTAAGGCTTCTGACCGAGGGGGTGGTAGTTCAGTGATGCCTTGATAACGTATGAGCCGATGAGCCACGCTTCACAAGGATACTGCTTTGTAATGTCAGGCACTTCTGTATCTGACAAACCCCAGTCGCGTAACATCTGACCAGACACCATACCCCAGAACTGGATAGCGTCAATCAAATGCTCGCTGTTTTGCATTACTGCGGAGGTTGATCTTCCTTCGGCTTGCGCTTTAGTCGAGTCAACAATGAGCCACTCTTGGAGACCGCCGCGGCCATAAGCTTCGATAACTTGTCTAATAGCTTCGTCATCATATCCTTCTACTCCAATCATTTCTTCAAGGTCAGTCTGGCGGAGCTTGTGACGCTCAATCAGATAACCATCATTAATCCCTGTCGACGCAGGAGACGGATAAATCATAAATGGGTCAACGCGCTCCCACTCGAGCACTAGGTCATCCACAATCAGCAACTGATAGCCTGCTTGTACATCCGGGTTCCACTTCATTCTCGGCTTGCGACGAACGATTGGGCCCTTTAAGAATGCACAGGGGAATGTTGTGATGTCGTCAATAAATGCATCAAACGCCGTGATGAATCCGCCCTCAATGAGCTGATCCTCCATTTTGTGTTCCATCTGCTTGACTTTGAACTTCGCCTCTTCCATCACGTTGTGCATGTACTCTTCGCGCAACTCGTTTAAGAACTTACGCAACTGCGTAGGAGGTAAAGCTTGACCAGTAATCTCAATCACCTGAGCCATCTGCTGTATTGCATGCAGACGCATCTCTTCCATAATATCCGGTGACAGTGTGGGTGTAGGCGTTGGCCTGATAGTCCAAGGTTTATCTGCACCTTGTCCCAATAACACATCACGCAACCAACTTGCCGCAGCACGGCATTTGTTGGAGGTAAGCATCATGTAAATTTCTGAGCCGCCGTTTTGGCGAATCATCGTTAGAACGTCAGGATCGTATTCTCCGCGGCGTGCGCGCACGGCTTTAAACATTCTAGGCTCGACCGTTTGCTCTTTTGCTGTCCTCGCTTCAGTCCAGCAGTTGCGGACATAGGATGCAATAGATGTAATCAGCGGCTGCGCCTGCGCAAGCTCTGACGCTTTACGCTGCTGTTCTGCAACACCCGCTGCCGACATTGCCGGAAGGATGCCGCCCATACTGATGCCTAGATTCTGGTTCATGCGGGGCCCATCTCGTTTTAATAAGTGTAACTTACTTTTTTGATTTCGCGCTTACCGCGCTGCAATGCTAAACCTCGGATGTTCATATCGACTACCGAGTCGGCGTACTGATTGGCGTCATGGACGTGAGAGAACTCGTTCTTGTCTGGCCTATCTTCTAACTCGCCGTTCTTCTTAATTTTGTACCGATATCCGTATCGAAAGCCTTTGATAAGCATCTCGCAGGAGCGGTCAATTAAGTACATCGCTTTACCTTCCAGCTGCTGATTGAGCAACCGTTCGACGGACTGTATCCTAATTTCTGGATTGTTGCTAGGGGGACGTACACATTTAAATCCAGCATTTTTCAAAACGTCCACTAATGACAGCTCATTGAGCTGCTGCTTGGCAAACCCGGCCGGGTCAGGCGCACACAAAAACGTAGCCCCGGCAAAGTTGTTAGCAATAAACGGATTGAGCCTAACATTCAAAAATGTCTCGATGCCCATATTCTCCGCAGTGATCTCCCCCAAAGTCATCACCCGCCCCCGAGGGTCCCTCTGCTTAAACACAGCTGCCGGCGTACGCCCAAAGTCAATCCCAATAATGATCGGGTAATTCTCACCCCTGATGTACTTCAGCGGATCGTCTGCCACATGAAAGTCGTACGTAAAAGTCTTCTCGTACACAGGTGTACCTGAGAGCGAACGGCCATACTCAGACCTAAGGTAAACCCTAAGCCAGTCCTCGGTCTTACCCGGAATCAAATTGGGGTAGTACTGTTTTGGCAGGTGGTCGTAGTTATCCGCTTTAGGATTCACACACCATTCTTCGCCGTCCTTGTCCAGCAAAATCTCTTCTGGCTCTTCGCCAAATCGTTCTGTGTACTTGGCTGGCTTCAGGATCGCTGCAGGCTGTTTGTAAATTGACCAGTTGCTAGGCGGCTCTTCCATCTTGTTATGCCACCACGTATCCTCGTCCGGCATGTTGGTATCAAACAGCGCACACGAACGAGTGGGCCCACCGTCCTTCATTGACGGATACCGGTTCAGACGACCTAGTAGGCCATCCACTACTTCGGAGTTGAGCTCGCGTGATTCATTACCCCAGATAAATGTCGTCTCAAGTGACAGCGCTTTCCTAACGTCGTCCGGGGTATCCAGCGCAATGAACAGCCACTCGGACTCAACTTCTGTGTTATCCGGCAGTTTGGCTTTCAGGATAAACGTCTTCTCCACCGCTTTCCAAATGCCAGCATCTCCCGGTGGCAGCCAGTCAAACACCGTCTTTCTAGTGGTTAACGCTAACTGATCGGCCGTGTTACGCACAATCACCGCTCTGGTTTTACGTATGCCCTTGGTATTTGGCGCTTGCCCGCATGCAAGTCTTACCAGTTCGTGCACACAGGTCACAGATTTGCCACCTCCAACTGGGCCAGCTAAGACCCTGACGTAATTCTCGTCCAGCATAAACTCACGCTGGGTGTCTGTTGGCTTGTATTTACTCATTAGATATGAATTTTGTAGGCGAATTGATGATATTTTGGTCGTTTGTGATGTTCACCGAACGCTCTCCAAGGTCGATAGAAATGCTAAAACCGGGCCCAGAATTGACCTGTTTCTCCTCTTTTGGCTCCAATCCTGCCACTTTTATAAGCGTTTTAAGGGTATCGTGCACCTGTGAGAAGCTCGCATCTGGGCTAGCTGCCAGTAAATACGCCTTATCTAGCAGTTCTCCGGCCATCCAGCCAGCTTTTGCCTTGAATGTAACGCCATTTTTCTCAAATTCCGAGCGTAATTGCAAGATTCGGCTGATAAACCATGGCTGCTTCTCCAATTCCCGAAACTGCTCCACAGAAACACCATGCCGGCCAATGATGATCAGCTCATCTTCCATGCCTAGCGCCAGAGAATGCAGCATTTCTTCTGAGACCTGTGGGAACGACGTGGTTTTTACCCCATATTCCAGTGGGCCGTCGTCAATTTCAACGTTCAGCATGCTGTGCCTCCTCTTTGGCCTTGGCTTCTGCGCGGTCAACGGCATCTAAGTACTTTTCCATGGCTGTGCGAATGATATCTGCCATGTGCACTTTTTTACGCACGGCTAGTTTTTGGACTCGCTCCATCAGGGGGTCGGGGATGTATAGGTTTCTTCGTCTCATTTGGGCAATGTAGCACGTGTGTATGTGGTGTGCAAGCGTTTTTTAATTTTTTTGAGTGCGCTACGTGTGTATGTCCTTATTTTCTTCGCCTGCTGTAAGAGCCAGTCGTAGGGAGAGGGGGGGTGGGCTGGCCCCCTTGGTCCCATGGCGGGGTAGCAGTCTTGCCTACTGTGTAGGGCATCGTATCCCTCGCCTCCCGATCTTTAAAAAGTAGCATTGTTTCCTAGTGTCGCGTACTTCGCGGTTCTTGTTTGTAGGGTTTTCCCGAACGCATCGAACCCAAGTGTGCATCAACGCAAAGTCACAATGTGGGATGTTCGATCATTAAAAATTCAATAGCGTTTTGACAGTTTGGGTGAAGTAACTGTCCGGCAAATCCGCTTCTATGACCTAAACGCAACGCGCATGGTCTAAACACACGAATGGCAAAAGTGTGGGGGGCGGTTTTGAGTAGTGCATTACATGGTGTAGTGTATTACTTGAAACCTACTTATTTATTCAAAGGACAAATCATGTCAAATGCAGTCGCTATCATTGAAGGTACACGTTCTATTGTCATCGACAAAAAGGGCAACACCGGTTCCTTGGCGCTCGCAGTGGCCTTCGCAGGTCGCGAAGCTCGCCAAGAGTTCGGTCAAATGATGTACGCCAACTGGCTCGCCAACGGCCAATTCCGCCCAGTCGTCAATGACATTCTTTCATGCGGTCTCGTGCCTAAGTCTGCCTTGCCTTTCGTGGCCGGTCTCGTGCCTGCTACTGGCTCGGTTTCTAAAGAGGCTCTCATGGGCTTGTGCAACGCAGTCTCTAGCGCAGTGTCCGCCAAGCAAGCCAAGGGCGTTACGCTCAAAGGCAAGAAGGCTTATGTGTTCGGTATCGTTGATCGTATCGCTCGCGGTGCTCAACCTTCCACAATCAATGACTAATGTCTAAGGTTCACTCTCTACCCAAGGGAATCCATATCGCCCCGATGCCTAAACGTGTCGAGGGCGATATTGGTCGCAAACTGCAGGGTGGCTTGCCCCCTGTTCCATATCGCTCATGCAACGCCAAGTGGTCTAACTCCGCCAAGTTTGCTCGTGAGCCTATGCCATTCAACCAACGCCAACTATGCGCAGAAAACGCAGACTGGCAACACACCCTGTTTGGCTAAATCATTAGGGTTTACCCTACCTATTAATCCAATTATCCAAGGTCTGGAGTTGGATTAATCCATGGATTAATTGATTCTTCAATGAAATCAATAAGTTAAGTCGTCGATTAATCCATTTATCCAATTATCCAATAAAATAGAGGGTCAGAGATGTTATGGCTTATGGATTCAATGCCATATGCGATGACGCACAATCTCACAAGTCCCCACAAATCCTGTCTGTCAAATCCACACTTGGATTATTCGAGCAGGGTAAACCCTAATGCCCCCTGCAAACCTAGAATCCATGCGGGTTACACGGCATACACACGCACAAATCAATTAATCCAAGCCCCCTAAATTTTGGCTTAATCGATTCCAAAAACTGTCTTAATCAACTTTGGAGCTATCATGCGCACACCATCAAACTCTGATCTCATGGGCTTAGCCATCATCGAACCCACATACACATGTGCAGATGACATACAAGAATTCACCTTGGATGATATCCCCGGCTTCATCGAAGCTCGCACAATGGATGAGATCGACGCATCAATCCATGCCTACTATCAAATGCTAAATCAGCGATCTGTCTAAATCGTTAGGGTTTTCCCCTAGTATTAATCCAACTCGTGTGCGCCTCGTGCGCACCACTCACTTTCCTTGGAGACACCATGAAACTAACTCTATACGCAATCGGCTTTACCTTGGCCACATGCATTTCCCTGTTCGTGGGCTATAGCCCTGACGTGCCTTACTTCCAACAAGCTGCCCTGTTATTCGGTGGCTTCTGCCTTGGCGGTGTTGTGATCTGTGCCCTCGAAAGCATCGAGAACGTCGGGTAATACCATGGATGAACACATACCAATCTGCACCTGTTGCTATGCAGTACGAGTAGAACCCCATCGTGCAAAACACGAACGCCCGACCTGTATGCAATGTGGTGAAAAGATCGCCCAAAAGGAACTCAAGCGCAAATCATCCATGTGTCAGCCGATCAACAAGTCAGCACCGACATACATAAGTGATCCATCCATGCTAATGCAACTTAACCCCAAGAGGACAACATGAAACCAATCGTATTCTACAAAACCTATTCCGAGCCAATGATGTGCTTGCTGTACGACAGTGCGGAGAAACCATTTTGGTGTGCAAGACTAGAGGTGGTCGATCACCCGACCATTGGCAACGGCACTGTACGCACAAGCGAGATCGTTAGTTTTAATCCCCAAGGCGGGATCATTGAGACACGCAACACAATCTACGTGCCTGAGCCATGACCAAGAGTGACATACAACTGACCGACTTCCTCGGCACATGTTGGCGCGTAGACAAATACGAGGTCAGCACCAACTATTTTCTAATGTCATGCATCGTGTGTCTGTATCACAAGCATGGCAAAAAATTCATTGACGTATTTCATGAGGGAACTAAATGACCAAGACGGGATGGCCTCCCCCTGTGCTGATGCAAGATGACAACCCCCAACTGAGCAGATGGTTTGCAACAAGACCTGATGCTATATATACATTCAAGAGGAACAACATGACACCATCAACAGCAACGACAATCTACTACACATACCACACCGATCCCGGCCATGGATGGCTAGAGGTGAGCTTAGACGAACTTGATCTACTGGGCATACGCTCGGAGGTAAGCTGTTACTCATACATCAAAGGGGACAAAGCGTATCTCGAAGAGGACTGCGACATGGAATTGTTCATGAACGCAATGGAGGCTAAGGGTGTGAACGTCAAGCTTGCACACATCAACGAGCCACGTAACGATTCAGTCATTCGCTCATATCGGAGGTTCCCATGACATGGCATAAATTTGAAAGAGTTGTGTTCTTGCTAGCGTTGGTCGTGCTAGCACTGGACTTGTTAGTATGGCGACCGAATTAATCACCACTCACTCACTTAAGGAACTTTATGCGTTATTCAAACATCAAGAAATCTGTTGTCGAGCAGTTCAAAGCCCCTCAGGGTAACAAGATCGTGCCATTCATCCTCGGTGCTCCCGGTGGTGGCAAGTCAGCTTGTGCTCGTGAGATCATGCGAGAGCTTAACCTAGATCATGTCGTGGAGTTCACGGCTTCATTGCGTGACCCTGTGGATGTACTCGGTACACCTAACAACACTGGCGAGTTCACTCGGTGGGTTCCGCCCGAAGAGTTCTACAAGCTACGCACTGGCCGTGTCGGTCTGATCTTGGAAGAGTTGTCCGATGCTCCGATCCCCATGCAGAATGCATTGTGCGGTGTAATCTATGACAACCGAGCCGGTAACTTGCAACTGTCAGATCAACTGTTCAAGATTGCCACTGGTAATCGTACCGAGGACAAGTCAGGTGCTAATCGCATCACATCCAAGCTAGCCAATCGTACACGTCGCTTTGACTTCCAAGAGAATCTCGAAGACCTGACCGCGTATGCACTGGACAATGATTGGAAGACTGACCTGATTCAGTTCTTGCGATTCAGACCCGGCCTGATCTCTGACTTTGATGCCAATCGCTTTGCCAACCCAACGCCTCGTTCATGGGAGCGTGTCAACCTTGTACCCGATTCATTGGATGCATCGTTGTTCTTGGAGAATGTGATCGGTGAGGTCGGTGAGGGTGCAGCTGCTGAGTATGTTGGCTTCCGTCGTATCTACTCTCAACTACCTAACATCGATGCTCTCTTGCTTGACCCCAAGGGTGCGCAGGTTCCAACGGACCCTGCTGTGCGGTATGCGATTACCGGTGCGCTTGCACGTAAAGCAACTGTTGACAACATCGATCGGATCATGTCTTACACGGCACGACTGCCTGCCGAGTTTGCGGTGATGACCATCAAGGACTCCATCAAGCTAGCGCCTAAGATTACATCGACACGAGCGTTTATCGAATGGTCTACTGCCAATGCAGAGGTGCTGATGTGAGCTACATGTGGATGGACAGGCCGGAAGATTTCCACACACTCTTGTACAAGCAAGACCCCGATCAAAAGATACCGCAACGCATGGCGGTTATTTCACCCTTTATTAAATACGACGAAGATGAACCCGAGCCTTACTGGACTGGAAGGTGGAGGGCTCGCATCATTGCAAGCAAGCAACAGAAGTTCTTTTCTAGTGTGCAACAAGCCAAAGACTGGGCACAAGCAGTCATCCTACTAACTCAATGAAAGGTATCTATGCAACACGCAAAACTCGCCGACAAGGTAATTCTTGTCAAGCTCACGCAACGTCGTGCACCACTCACCAAGCGCGACAAGGCGCTGACCAACCAACTGCAAACGCAGTACAACGACAACTCACTGACGGCAATCTACAAATTGTTCCGTGATATCAACAGTCCCATCAACAAGCTGATGAAAAAGCACAACGAGGTCTATGCGTATCACAAGCAGAACACCATACCCCACATCGATGCAGGTCCAAGGATGCTCCCCTCTACGCTGTACTTTGAGTATGCACAAGAGATGAAGCAACGTGTGGCCGTGGTGGAGAAGCTAGCCGATCAATGCTATCAGGACTACGACCAAATCGTAAGCGACGACATTATGTTCCGAAACAGTGGCTATGCGTCAGGCAGAGCTAACCGCGATGAGTACCCAACGGCAGAGCAGTTCCGTAATGCGGTGGGCAGTGACTTGAGGTTCACACCAATGCCTGACAAGCGTCACTTCCTATTCGATCTGTCCGAGGAAGACTTGGCTGAGTTCGACAGGGCTGAAGCTGAGCTTGCATCCATGGCACGTGAGGACACCATCAACCGCATGCTCAAACCATTGTCTGATCTAACGAGACGACTTGGCGAGTACCAAGGCAACAAGGGTGAACGCTTCCACAATTCACTCATGGAGAATGTGCTTGAGGGATGCACAACGGCGCGTAAGTTGGCTATCGATCCATCACCTGAGTTGGTGCAAGAGATCAATGCGATCGAGCAACTTGCCAGTAGCTATCTGCAGAACGTGGAGATCATCAAGGGCTCAGCCAATGCTCGTGTCGAGGCTCGCAAGAAGCTAGACGAAGCAACTGAGCGTTTATCAGCATACAACTTTTAAGGAACACAATGATGCGACCAAATCTCTATCAGGCATCTAGGATGCTAACGACTGCCGGTGTAACAGCCGACATTTACTTCAACCCAACGCAGATCACCACGAGGATGCGTAGATCGATTCAGAAACAAATTGAGTCGGGCAACATCACCGGTGGTTGGTCATCTCATGCATCGCGCCTTGCCAAGGTATTTTGTGAGCAGTTCAACTTACCCTATATCCGTGGTGACTACTGGGGCTTGCATGTGCAGTTCACTAGCGAAGAGGCTCGTGAGGAAGCGTGTGCCTTGATCAAGGCTGATTTTGCAGCGTACATGCTAACTCAGACAGGCAACGATCATCACACATGGATACAACGATCGAAGGCTAGAGTGCAACAAGACATAGATGCTATTTTGTCCGGTGAAGCTAGTCACATTCGATTCCATAGCGACAAAGTGTATGTGCAGATGATGCGTGATCTGTTCGTCAAAGCTCGTTGCCCATCCGATGTATTCAATGCAAAGCAAGTATCCAACATGCTCAATCAAGATTCTCCCATCCGTATCAACCAACACAACTGGAAAGACTAATCATGGCAATCACTACACTAGACAAAGCTAAAGTGTCCATCGTGACACAACACCCCTTCTTTGCATCCATGCTCATGAAGCGCCAACTCATCGAAGACGAGAGCATCCCAACTGCAGCAGTCGATCAGCGCGGTCAGATATACATCAACCCCAAGTGGTTCGAGACACTCAGCGTCGACGAGATCGTGTTCGTACTGGCTCACGAGGTTGGCCACATCATGGGTCAGCATGCCTTGCGTCGTGGCTCTCGTACCCCTAAGCGTTGGAACATTGCAGGCGATGCGTGGATCAATGACATGCTCAAGGATGCCGGCATCGGCGATCCAATCAAGGGATGCGTGGACATGCCCGGCTCCAAGGACAGAACAACGGATGCTATCTACAACGACTTGCCTGAGGATGACGGTGATGGCCCCGGTCCCGGCGGTACAGGCGACGACATTATCGAGCGAGGCTCACCACTCACTCCCGAGGAGGCGGATCGCATTGACGTTGAAACGCGTGTCGAGATAGCCCAAGCAGCGCAAGCAGCTAAGGCTCAAGGTAAGTTGCCCGGTGCATTGGCTAAGATCATCGCTGAGTTGATTGACCCCGGCACACCATGGTATGACGTACTCGAGCGTTACATGACAAGCTATGTGCGTGGAGACTATTCATGGGCTCGCCCCAACCGTCGCTTCAAAGACTACTTGCCTAGCGTAGGCCGTGTCCAAGAGATGGGCGAGGTTGTCATCCAAATCGACGTATCCGGCTCTATTACACAGCAAGAGATGTCGTACTACCAAGGTCACTTGGCTCGGATTCTGGAGCAATGCAACCCCGAGCGTGTACACTTACTGTATGTAGATACAGGTGTTCGCTTGCACAAAGTGTTTGAACGTGGCGACGAATTTAAGTTAGAGTTCTACTCAGGCGGTGGCACTGACATGGAATACGGCTTCGAGTTCCTTGCCAAGGAAGGTATTGAGCCTGAGGTATTCGTCTGTTTGACAGATGGTTACACCAGTTTCAGTGAGAGTAACAGCCCTGCCTACCCTGTCGTATGGTGTATTTCTAGTGATGTGGAAGCGCCTTACGGCGACACAATCCACTTTACTATGGAAGAAACTGTATGAATGAAGACCTCAAAGGACTAATTGATAGCTACAACTATCTCTTGCAACGATGCAGTGAGGCGCTAGCGCCGGGCATACAACAAGAGCAACGAACCCAACTAAAAGAAGCGGTAGATACCTTTCTCGAGGCATCGCAAACCGACTAAACCCTACCCGCTTCGGCGGGTTTCTTACTTAATCACTCAAAGGAAATATAAATGGCTACCGTATACATCACACAAGAACTCTCAAGTCAAGTCTCTAACGTTATCAAGCGCATGAGAGAAGCTGAGGTTATCACCAACAACGCCGAGGTTGGCAAGCCCATCGAGTTAGACACATCAGGGTTCCTGACTAAGGCCATGTGGGGCAGTCACTTGCATCTAAAGGATCAGATGCCTGCTGAATGGTTGGCCACAAACACAAGTCCCACGTTGAATGTTCATGTACCAATCGACGATGCCGGCAATAAAGTTGTTCATGCCATCACGTTTAGAAATCAGAATGTGACCAATCGCCCCAACAATGATCGTTGGAATGAGCCTAAGATTTCTTGCAAGAAGGCTTACCTTGAAGCCAATGTAGACATGGCAGGTGTGCAGAATGTCTTGAACTACCTTGAGCGCATCGAACTTAACGCAGAAATCAAGGCTCGTTGGACTAAAGTCGAGGGTGATATCATGGCGTTCCTTGGCAAGTGCAAGTCTCTTAATGAGGCACTCAAGCTATGGCCGGGCGTGAAGATGTACATCCCCAAGGAATACATCGAGCGTGCGGAGCGTAAGGTCGAGCGCAAGGTTCGTGAGAAAGAAATCCTTGAAGACACCCCAGTGGACACCTTAACCGCAGCAGCTATTGCTGCAAGACTATCAGGAATCACAGCATGACACCTACCAGTAAATTTGAATTGCGTCAGAGAGCGCGTACCTTGTACAACAACGATATGGTTCCCGATCATATCAATCAACACAACCAACGCCAGTGGGTACGCGCAGTGATGCGTCTTGGTGACAAATGGCTTTTGCGTAGGCCGATCGAGCGACGCGAAACACCATACCCTTAAGGGTTCATCCCTATATACACACGTGGGGCTCGCCCCCACAATTCTTTCTCACCACTCATTCATTCATGGAGTATTTATGCCCGACTTAAAATCAGCCCTTTCCGCAGTAGCAAATCAAATCTCTTTCGACGACATAGATGAAGTCGATACAAACCCCAAGCACACAAGCTTCTCGGAGCATCTCTTTAACTGGTTCGTGGCTAACCCTGCGTCTACAGTGCAAGAGGCCAAAGCCGCGCTTAACTTAGATAACGATGGCCCAGTCTCAGGTCGCGTCTTTCAGATGTGGTCAAAGGGCTTACTCTCTAGGTCCAAAGGACAAGGATCGTACCGTTACACACCAACTCAGTCTGTGTATCCCACGTTTACCATCGAAAAGCGCCGGGAGCTTATGGCCAAAGCCGTTGAAGCACGTAAGCACAAACCTAAGAAGATCAAGGTCAAGAAGGTAGCTAAGGTAGTGAATGTCGTCTCTCTACCGCCTAAAGCCGCACCAAGTCTGAACGCTAACCCCAACGCAGAGCAGATCGTCAACTCCATGTCCGTTGGCTTAGCCAAAGCGGTGTACTTGGAACTTAAGAAAGTATTTGAAGGATGAAAGAAGAAACAAACATCCTCGATCGCCTGACTCGGATCGAGACACGCTTAGCCAAGTTTATGGAAGCGTTTGGCCTTAATCCTTACACAGGCAAGATCGACCATACAAGAGAAAAGCAATTCAACTTACCCAAGGAGAAACAAGATGAGCGCAAATGATATGCAAGTTGGTGGTGAGCACTACCAATCAAAGACTATACAACCGTGGGATGCCATGGAAGCATGGATGACCAAGGAACAATTCAAAGGCTTCTTGTGGGGCAATGTCATCAAGTACATCGCACGTTGGCAGGACAAAGGTGGTGTGGAAGACCTACGCAAAGCCCGTCACTACATGGACAAACTAATTGAGGTTCAAGTATGAATATCAACATGGGGACGATTACTGATTCCAATCACTCGTACTCAACTGGTTTTAACAACATGATTGTATTCAAAGGGCTCGTAGAAGTAGAGCGAGCAGCCAATGGATTCGTTGTTCGAGTCGGCACACGGCAGGGAGATATAGCCACGACATACGTGGCCAAGGATGTGTCAGAAGTCAATGGCATCATCACTGCTGAGATGGTCAAATTCAAACTGGAGGACAAATGAACGATTTACTTTATTTGCTTGTAGGCCCCGCAATCGTAGCCATCATTGCATGGATGTACACCATGAAAGAACGTGAATGGGTGAGCCTGACCAAAGAAGAGATTTACCACTTGTGGGATACCAACTCAGAAAAGTTTGGCAGTGTGGAGGACTTTGGTAGAGCTCTTGAACGTGCTATACAGGAAAAGAATCCATGAAAACAATTATTCACGTTAATCAGCACGTCATAAAAGCTAACGCTAAGAATGGCACGAACGACCCAGTGCTGACAGTCAAGACATACAAAGAAAATCGCTATGCCCACGAGGTCACGATCAACGGATCAAGCAAGGTAGTGTATTCAGAGAAGCCGTTGTCTTGTGGTGCGCGAGTATGGATAGAGACTAATGCAGAAGTGGAAGTTGTTTGAAAAGCAACCACAACATCATTCGAGATTTACTCAAAAAACACCCCGATGGTTTGAAGGCAAGCGACATAGCCAAGCTCACTGGCATAGAAGTTCGTTCTGTCAACAAATCATTGGAGAGTGTCTTTGGCGTGTACATCGATCGGTGGGAGAAATCAACCTACCGCAATACATTGGCAGCAATTTGGATCGTCGTTGACGTGCCTGAGAACTGTCCTAAACCGGAAAACACTGGAAGGAGATCGCGTGAACGGCTTTGTGAAACGACAGATTGATATTGGTAGCAGACAGCCGATCCATCAATTACAACTTTGTAATAAATGCGAAGAGAGAAGACCGCCCGAAGGCGGTGTTCAAATGAGCCCAAGTAGATGGTACTGTGCTTCATGTTGGGCAAAGAAAGTAACAGTTAGGAACCTAAAATGACACCTGTCTATATAGACTTTGAGACCTATTGGTCTACTACTCACTCACTGACAAGGATGCCCCCGACAGAATACGTCATGCACCCTGATACAGAAATACAGGCGGTGGCTATCAAGGCAGCTAACTTCCCGACCGATGTATTTTTTGGCGAAGACAAAATCCGAAAAGCTTTGCATAGTCTTGACTGGTCTGACAAGATTGCCATTGGGCACAACATGTCCGGCTTTGATTCCATGATCCTTGCATGGCGCTTTGGCATCAAGCCCAAGATGTGGGGGTGTACGCAAGCCATGGCCATGTCCAAGTACAAAAAGACCTGCGGTGTATCACTGAAGAACTTGAGCAAAGAGTTCAACATTGGTGCAAAGCTAAGCCTTGAAGCCACGAATACTAAGGGTAAACGCTTAGCCGACTTCACGCCATCCGAGCTTGAGTCCATGAAAGAGTACAACAAGGTCGATACAGACCTGTGTGCGAAGTTGTTCAAAGAGTTGGCCAAGGGTATCTCCAAGGCCGAGATGGTTCAGATCGATATGACTACACGAATGCTTGTGGAGCCTAAGTTCAATCTCGACTACAGATTAATCCGGGAGGCACAGGAGTCCGTTAAAGCCGAGAAGAGTCGCTCACTACGTGAGCTAGCCGAGCAGATCGGCATCGACGATATCGTGGACGAAGTATCTATCGAAGAGCAAGTGCGTACCCAACTGGCTAGTTCGGCCAAGTTCTCCGAGTTGCTTACGAGCCTTGGCGTTGAGCCTCCCATGAAACAGTCGCCGACTAACCCCGATAAGATGACACCTGCATTGGCTAAGACCGACGAGGAGTTCATCAAGCTTCAAGAACACCCTAACCCAATCGTTGCTGCGGCTGCAAGGGCTAGGCTTGAGGTTAAGTCCACGCTGCTTGAGACACGCCTAGAAGCGTTCATTCGGGCGGCTGATGCCTGCGGTGGTAAGTTGCCTGTACCGCTTAGATACTGTGGTGCGGATACAACAGGGCGTTGGTCGGGTGAGCAATACAACATGCAGAATCTACCGCGTATAGGTAAAAACCCTAAGCCATCTGACGCATTACGCATGAGCCTGCTTGCCCCCAAGGGCTACAAAGTTATCGTGGCCGATCTGTCCGGCATCGAACTAAGGGTAAACCACTACTTGTGGAAGGTTCCGTCATCTATGGAGATGTATGCGAGCGATGCCGAAGCCGACTTGTACAGAGCGTTTGCTGCTGCAAGGTACGACATTGAACCAGAAGCGGTAACTAAAGACCAACGACAACTAGCCAAGGTCGCTCAGTTAGGTCTAGGTTTTGGGGCCGGCGCGCCAACGTTCAAGCGTGTAGCCAAACTCATGGGTGGCTTAGAGCTTACAGATGCAGAGTCATTGAGTATCGTTACCGACTGGCGTGAGCAGTATTCGGACATTGTGGATGGGTGGAAATCATTTCAGAAGAGTCTGATTGATCTGATGCAAGGCAACGAGACTGCCATCGATCCATGGGGTATGTGCGTTACTGAACACAAGGCGGTTCGTCTGCCATCAGGTCGACGCATTTACTACCCTGAACTACGCAAAGAGGTAGACAACGGCAAGCACGAATGGTGGTATGGAGCAGGCCGACACAAGGCACGTATCTATGCCGGGAAAGGTGTAGAGAATCTTGTCCAAGCCCTTGCACGTGATGTGATTGCGGGTAACGCTCTTGAGTTTCGTAAGCGCACGCAAATGTCGCCAACACTGATGGTGCATGATGAGCTTGTTTATGTAGTGCCCGAAAACTACGCCGACACACTACTGAAAGAATTGCAGGGTATTATGCGTACACCGCCATCGTGGTGGCCTGAGTTGGTTACGTGGTCTGAAGGTGACATAGCTGATTGCTACGGCGACGCTAAGTAGAAACACGGGGTTGACAAACCACATACACACCTCTATATTAGTAGTTCGATCCCAACTGAATCATGAGTTGGGGCGTAATGTATTGGAAATTTATGATGCCTGCATGGACGTACAGCCAACTTGATTCATTCGAGAGCTGTCCAAAAAAGTTCTATCACTTAAAGGTGGTCCGGGACATAGTAGAGCCGCCTACAGAACATACTGTATGGGGTACGAAGGTTCATACGGCCTTTGAAAACTTCATTCTTCATGGAGAACTACTACCGGAAGGCATGACGCAGTGGCAACCTATTGCTAATAAAATTGCAAAGCTTGGCGGAGAGAAACACGCTGAACTTAAGTTTGCCATTGACAAGAACTTTCAACCTGCAGATTGGGACAACGCATGGAGTCGAGGCATCGCTGACTTGGTTGTCATCAATGGTAAGAACGCAGTCGTCATGGACTACAAGACCGGTAAGCGCAAGCCGACCGAGCAACTTGATCTATACGCAGCTTACGTATTCCACTACTACCCCGAAGTGCAAGAAGTTACAACCGTATTCGTGTGGCTCAAGGAAAAGAAATTAGACAAAAAGAAAGTCATGCGCAAAGAGTTAGCCGATGTATGGCAAGGCTTACTGCCACGGGCAATTCGTTTAGAGCGAGCCTACGACAAAGAAGAATGGCCTGCACGATCATCCGGTCTATGTAAGGCATGGTGTCCTGTTATTACCTGCAGCTTTAACGGCAAGAGAAACTACTTATGACACCCGAAGGCAAAGTCAAAGATGCCGTGCGCAAGCTACTTAAAGAGCGTACCATTTGGTACTACCAACCCATGCAAAACGGCATGGGGCAAGTCGGAATCCCTGACTTTATTTGTTGTTGGAATGGCCGGTTTTTAGGAATAGAAACCAAAGCCCCCGGCAAGCGCAAAGACACGACCGCTAACCAAGACAGAGTGTTAGCCGAGATTATCAGCCACGGTGGGTATTCAATAGTGGTTGACGACGCAAAACAATTGCATGAATTTTTAGACAAAATCGCATGGAGAGCATGATGGCATTTAGTACAGGCAACTTAGACGTAGCAATTAAGCCCGACCCTTTAAACAGCGGCAACAACAGTGATAAGTTTCATGTGATTATCACAAATATGGCCGGCCAATCCATACTAGTTAACGGGGAAGAAGTCGACAAACTTGAATTTACCATTGTTGGGAATTGGGAAATCAACGACTTCATTCATGACGTGGCCGTACACGATCATTTTTTACTGGGAGAAGACAATGACTAAATCTTCAGCACAAAAGTTAGCATACCAAAAAGAATATAACGCTCGCCCTGAAGAAACGGCTAAGCGTGTAAAAAACAACGCCGCAAGGCGTGATGCCATCAAGACCGGCAAAGCAAAAGTCGGCGATGGAAAAGACGTTGCTCACGTAGTGGCATTGGCCAATGGCGGAGGCAATACAAAAGGAAACACCAAAGTGCAAGACCGCGAAACCAATCGCGGATGGAGAAAAGGTAGTGGCAGTTACAACCCTGACAAATGACTTTCCTACTTGGAATGGATACTCAAACAAACCATCATTGTTCGGCTATCCCATCCCTGATAACGTCAAAGCCGTAGATCATTCCTACGACGTGTTGACAGATTGTGTACGTGTTGCATGGGCAACGTCCTCCGATCCGCAAGTAAAACTGTGGCATCAAATGACTCTTGAACGACCGATAACCGAAGAACAAATAACCGCACTTATCGTAGCAATGAAACTATCATGCTAATTCACAAAGAAAAGAAGGCAGTGCTACTTAAACTCAAACATCCTGAGAGAGTAACCACAGTCATACCATCAGCAGTAACAGTCAGTTATCAAGGCGGCAAAGTAGTTGCAGTGCCTCACAGACCTGATGAAACAAGGGTTCTAAGAAACTTAGGTTTTGAAGTCCCTGACCCGATGCCCATTCACTATGCATGGCCTAAGGTATCCGGCAAGTACGATCCATTTGAAGCACAGCGAGAGACCTCAAGTTTCTTGTCCATGCACAGTAGAGCGTTCTGCCTTAACGACATGGGAACTGGCAAAACTAATTCTGCATTGTGGTCTTACGACTATCTGCGTAGAACAAGACAAGTCAAACGCATGCTCGTAGTGTGTCCGCTCTCTACCATGGAGCGTACATGGGGTGACTCAGTGTTTCAAACTTTTCCTCACCTTACAGCCACAGTGTTGTATGGTAATAGAGAGCGAAGAACTAAGTTACTTAAGCAGCCGGCTGACGTGTATATCATCAACATAGACGGCCTCGCCATCATTAAGAACGAGCTCAAAGACCGAGATGACATTGATCTAATTGTCGTTGACGAATTGGCCCTTGCTCGCAATGCAAGCACTGAGCGATGGAAGACGTTGAACGAGATTTGTAACAAACAATTCCCACGCAGGGTATGGGGCATGACGGGCTCACCTACGCCTAACGCACCAACCGATGCATGGGCACAGTGCAAACTCATCACGCCTGACAACAACGACTTGCCTAAATACTTTGGTAAGTTCAGAGACCTTGTAATGCGTCAGTTGACACAGTACAAATGGATAGCAAGGCCGGATGCCAATGACACTGTTTACCAACTCATGCAACCATCGATTAGGTATTCCCTAGACGACTGCGTTGACTTACCCGAGCAAGTGTTCTTGACCCGGGATGTAGAGATGACAGACGAGCAAAAGAAAGCATACAAAGACATGCTGAGCAAGCTCGCTACTGAATACAAAGGCGGCCAGATTCTGGCGGTCAATGAAGCGGTTAAGGCAAACAAGCTTATTCAAATAGCATGCGGTGTCGCCTACGGCATTGACGGCAAAGAAGTAGTCATACCATCTAAGCCACGCATGGATGCATTGAAGGAATTGATTGACGAATCGAGTGGCAAAGTCATTGTGTTCGTACCGCTCACTGCCGCACTGGAAACAGTTGCAAAAGAATTATCAAAAGACTGGTCTGTGGAAATTGTCCATGGTGAAACTAGCAAAGCTGACAGGGATAGGATTTTCTCTTCCTTTCAGAAAACTGACGACCCTCGTGTGCTTGTGGCTAACGCTGCAACCATGAGTCATGGCTTAACTTTAACAGCCGCTACGACCATTGTTTGGTACGCCCCCGTACACAGCAATGAGATATACGAACAAGCATGTGCGCGTGTAAGACGACCCGGCCAAACAAAGACGACAGTGATTGCCCACATCGCTGGCTCTGACATTGAACGACGTGTATACAAACGTTTGCAAGACAAACAATCTATGCAAGGAATTTTGCTTGAAATGATGAAAGATCGACCCGAATAGGGTTCACCCCTATTTACAAAGCGCCGATACGAGCGTAAATTTAATACCCCCAAGGAAACAATATGAAACTATCGGATGCAGTAGGCTTATACGTCAAATTGCGCGATCAAAAGGCAAAGTTGAAAGCCGACTACCAAGAGTTAGCCGCGCCCGTCCAACAAAAAATGGACAAGTTAGAGGCTAAACTGCTAGAAGTATTTAACACTACAGGCATGGATTCAATTAAAACTGAGTTCGGCACTGCATACACATCGACAAGGACAACGGCCAGTGTTGCTGACCGCGATGTATTCATGGATTACGTGAAAGCTCACGAAGAATGGAGCCTCATGGAAATCCGTGCGTCCGCCTCTGCTATTAAGCAGTTCCAAGAAGCGAGTGACGGGGACTTACCACCGGGGATCAACCTCACTGTGGAACGTACTGTGAACATTCGCCGCTCTTAATCAACCCCTAGGAAACAAAATGCAAATCATTCCATTTGACAGTGGCAATTTACCCGCCCACTTTAAAAAGCGTGTCTCCGGCCTCAACGCTGACCTCATGTCAGCCGGCGGCGGAGGAGGATTCCCCGTAGTGTCCATCAAAGGCAAAGTCTTTGCCGTGGTAAAAGCTGGCGAGCGTAAAGTTCTGCCTAACCCCAAAGACCCTGACAGCCCTGCTACGAGCATTGACGCTGTGATCATCAAGGGCAACCCCGGTTCTGCCAAGGTGTTCTACATGAAGGGCTACGATCCTGAGTCTAGCGAGAAGCAAAAGCCTGACTGCTACTCAAACGATGGTGTAGCTCCAGCATCTGATGCGACTAACGCTCAGTCTAAAAAGTGCGCCACATGCACACACAACCAGTTTGGTTCTGCCCGTATGGGTAAAGGCAAGGCTTGCTCTGATTCCAAGCGTTTGGCTATTGCCGCCGTTGACCAAATCAACGAGCCTATGTTGCTCCGCATCCCACCAGCTTCACTGAAGCCATTGTCTGAATACGTGAAGTTCTTGGACAACCGTGGTGCTGACTACGATCAAGTGATTACAAAGATCAGCTTTGATATGGAAGCCGAGTCTCCCAAGTTGGCGTTCAAGCCTGTTGGTATCTTGGACGACGAGACGTACAAGGAAGTCAAGGAAATGTCTGAGTCGGAAACGGTTCGTGATATTATTGGCGGGAGCATGACTGCGGTACATGAGTCACTGGCCGAAGCAGACGTCAAAGAAACGCAAGCTGCAGCCGTTGCTACAGAAGAAGTGATTGAGAAAGCCAAGCCCAAAGTAGAAGCAAAATCAAAGGCCGAGAAGCCCAAGGCTGAGAAGAAGCCTGAGCCTGAGATCGTGGTTGACGATTTAGATATCGCTGACATTGATTTCGATGACTGATTGATTTCGGGGGGAAAACCGTGCAAAGGCTTTTAAAGCTTGCGGACGAGCGGCTAGTACCCCCACCCACTTTGGAGCACATATGAGCTATGCAATCGAGGCGCGGAAAGTAGCCGGCGTCGTTAAAGAAACAAACTTTGCTATATCCGGCAAGGGCTTCAACCATGGGGAAATCATTCTTGGCTTAGCCGAATTGATCGCTCGTGTAATCGTTGAGTCTGGCAAGAACAGCATCCAAATGGATGAGATGAAAGCCGCCGTCGTGAGCCACCTAGACCGAACCATTACCGTTGGTTCGCATGCCACCGGGAAGAGCATTATCGAAAGAGTGTGAGATGACCACACTCGATTTTCTCAAGTTGATATTGCCGGAACACGGCATACATTACATCGCCCTCTTTAAAGAGGGTAACAAGTTTCCTGCGCACCGAGTCCAAGTTAATCTTGAAGACATGGCGGCTAAGATCGCCGAAACTGCGTCGCAAACAAACTACCAAATCTTTCATGCGTGTGCGGCTTACCTCAAACCCGCTGTGGAGATAGATCAGCCTGACGGCACGATCAAAAAGAAATACCGCATCCCTGAGAACTGGGATTGCGCACGATCATTTTGGGTTGACCTAGATTGTGGACAGGCTAAATTTGACAAGGGTGATGGATACCTCACCAAGAAAGATGCAGTCATTGCCATTACCAAGTTTGCCAAAGACGTTGGATGGCCGCGACCACTCATCGTAGATTCGGGCAATGGAGTTCATGCCTACTGGCCACTGACTAAAGATATTAAATCTGCTACGTGGGTGAAGGTTGCAACTGCACTGAAGTCGGCGCTTGCTCACGCAGGTGTTATTGCCGATCCTAGCCGCACTGCTGATTTTGCATCGATCTTGCGCCCACCGGGCGCAATCAATCGTAAGAATGGTGAAGAAAAAGTAGTCAAAGTTCTAGCCTCATGCGAACCATGCGAACCGTCAGACCTTGCTGCAAAGCTAAGCGTATACGTCAAGGCCAACCAAGTCAAGATGATTAAAGATGCGCCTGTTAGAGAGCGCAATAAGAATTCCGATCTGATGATGGAGTTCCCACAAGTGGATACGTCCCTTGATGTGATGGTAACTAAGTGCTCTCAAGTCGCAGCAATGCGTTCTGAGAAGGGTGACATTGGATACGAGCACTGGCGCGGTGTAGCTGGCCTTGCAAAATACTGCACGGACGGCGAAGCCTTAATGCACAACTGGAGTGAAGACTACCCCGGCTACACATACGAAGAGACACAGGCCAAGATAGATACTTGGACGATGGCTCCGACACTGTGCGAGTTCTTTGAGAAGTGCAACCCTGACGGATGTACAGGCTGTGAATTCAAGGGAAAGATTAAAACACCTATGGTGCTAGGTAGGGTTATCCCTATATCTATCGAGGTAGAAAAAGAAGCCGTCACTGAAGATGGTGTCGTTCAAACGGTTGTAGTTCCTGCGTTGCCCAATGGCTACTTGTGGGATGGTCAACTCATGAGCCGCATGATCCCTGACAAAGACGGCGTACTCCATCCAATGGCTTTCTGCCACGATCTATTCTATCTAACAAGCCGCATCCGCGGTGAGGACGGCACGTATCGGCACGGCGTTCGCATGCACATGGCGAACCACAAGATTCGTGAATTCGATATTTCCGGCGAGTCAATCGCTTCTAACACGGACATGCTACGGGCTTTAGCCAAGCATGAACTACATACCAGTAACCACAAAGACGCAGGTTCCCACATGGCTGCATATCTACGCGACCAATTAAAAGCACTGAAAGCACAAGTTGAAGAGACTAGCACGATGACCAGTTTTGGCTGGCGCGATGATAGATCGTTCTTGCTCGGTGACAGGTTGCATTGCAAGGACGGCACGACCCGTACTGTATTGGTAGGCGGCAACGCTCGCAGATACGCCAAGCACCTGATCCCAAAGGGTACGATAGAAGGCTACGCTCGTGGCCTAAACTACCTCTACAACCGCGAAGGCGCTGAGCCTTGGCAGTACGCACTGTGTGCCGGATGGGGTACGCTCTTATCACCCATGTGCGAGTCTTTGTACAAAGGTGTTCTGTTTGCCCTACATGGCGGAGATACTGCTCGCGGTAAAACCACGGTATGCCATGCATCACTTGCGGCGTTCGGTGCTCCCTCTGAGCTGTCTATTAACGGCAAGCAGGGCTTTACACCCCTTGCTCTGTGGGCAGTGCTTGGTACGATTCGCGGCATGCCTGTATTGCTAGATGAGTTATCTACAGCAGAGCCTAGCACCATTAGCGACATTGCTTACGGCATAGCTAACGGGAAAGAGCGTCAGCGTCTTAAATCCTCTGGCGGCACGGTCAGTCTTGCTGAATCAGCCGAGTGGCGGTTAAATATGTTTGTAACTGGCAACATGGATTTCCATGGCATGCTAGCGTCAAATCAAGCAAACTCACAAGCCGAAGCGGTTCGCGTTATTCAGTTGAGCGTAGACCGGTATTCTCATTTAGCCAACTCAAATGTTGAAGGGGATACAGAAGCACGTAGTCGTGAGATTGCACAAGCACTAGACGAGCTTGATCGCAACACTGGTGTTGCCGGCGACATTATGGTGAAGTACGTTGTGGCTAACTATGACCGTATTGCTGAAGAAGTTCAGACCATGGTGCACCAACTGACTGTGGAAATACCCAGTCCAAAGTATCGGTTCTATCGTAGCCACACGGCCTGCACGATTGTCATGGCTCGCATCTGCAAGCAACTGGGGATCATCGACTTTGACATTGATGCCTTGTATACATTCATTATTGCCACAATACGCGACCTTGCAGAATCAGTGATGCTGTCTAACACAGTCACCGACGAAGAAGCATTCAGCCGCATGGTTAGTTCACTGGCCAGTCGTATCTTGGTGACAAATGAGTTTAGAGATAAGCGCGATGGCCGTGGCCCTGAGACACCACGAAGCCGAATCATTGGTGAAGTGGCGGGGCGTTACGTTCTTGGTACGCAGAAGGACAAAACCTGTGCAGGGCACATGATGATTGCGCAGAAAGAAATCCGAGACTGGTGTATCAAAAACCGTACGGACTACAACGTCATGGTGAACAAGCTATCAGCCGGCGGCTATCTTGTATCCAAGGGTGAGAAGGTAACATTGACCAAGGGTACAGACTATCCTACGGTTCAGCAACGCTGCATCATCGTGGACATGTACAAGATAGACAAAGAAGCAGTTCCTACATTAACCCTAGTTCACAACCAAGAAGTTGACGCAGAATCTTTAGTGGGTGTATGATGCACTAACCGCTTTGCCACGGTTGTTTCCTTGATGTTTTAACCCCCAGCCTAAAAACTGGGGGTTTTTTTGTTTGTCACAAATTTAGACTACGATGTAGTTGCAGCCAATGTGGTTGCACTAACACAGGGGCACATCATGAAATTTGAAATGGATTTTGGCGCTTATAGCAATAGCAAATTGGTTATAGAAACCCACGATTTTGACATCATCGATATCTTCCAAAAGTTTGTGGAGTTCCAAGAATTTTACGGTTGGGCTGTTGAGTACGAAGCCACGACTGCACTTGGCGATGAGTTTGAAGATGATACTGAAGAAGAGTTAGATGGCGCTGAGACTGAAGCCGCAGCAGAGGCCGCTAAAGAGTAATACTAAGGGGCTTCGGCCCCTTTTTTCTTTTTGGCTTTTTTGTTTTGACGTTCGTTGTGGTGATGTATGCGATGGCAGTTGGCGCAAAGCACAACACACTTCTTAACTTCTTCCATCGCCCGTTTGAAGGCTCTGTTTTTGAGTAACTTGTTGACAGACGCTTCTTTGGTGCTACTGTCTACGTGATGGAAGTCAAATGTGGCAGGATGGTTTTGTCCGCATTGCACACACGCTAATGTAGCTTTAAAGCTACGCCACTGATCTTTGTATGCCTTGGCAGATGCTTTACTTGCCGCGATTATGGCGGCTTTGTTGTTGGCATAGTACGTATTTGCGTACGTCTTTTGTTTTTCCGCTTTAACTTTTGGGTCTTTATACGGCATGTTTAATCTTGTACTTCCAGTACAGTGCTGTTTTGAAACCCCAAGGTTGAGATGGCTCAAACATTTTAAAACCTATAGCTATCAAACTGTTCGCGGATGCAGGATTTTGATGGGTATCAGAGATGATCCAATTCATACCTAATGCTTTGGCCTTGCGAATACGCGCCCTAATAAGTTTTTTCTGAAGCCCGCGTCCACGATGAGAGAGTACAACACCTGCCCGACAAAGATACATGGTATCAGACCAACGAGCAGAGGGAACAATACCAGCAAACCCAGCAGCTTCACCATCCTGTGTGTAAACGACATACCAGTATCCATGAGTAATTGGGTAAACTTTGTCCGCAGGAAGACACGCTTTTTGCAACCAAACGAGTAGTTGTACCACCTCAGGCTGGCGAGTATCGACAGGGACAACGCGGTATTTCATACCTCATCATGCCCTACTTTTGTGACAAACAAATGGAAGCCGAAGCTTCCAAGGTTTATTACTTCTTAGCCTTCATCATGCACTTACCCATGGCAGAGCATTTAGCTTTGTTAGGACAGCCGGAACATGGTTTAAAGGGTGCAGCTTTCTTGCCTGCAGGGGCTTTGGCCATTGGCATTTTCTTTCCAAACATCATAATTTTCTCCAGTTAAGTTAACGGTACTTTGCGGTTTTTGCAGCAATCTTTTTAGGTTGAGCTACAAACTGTTTACCCTTGGCGTTGCCAGCGGCCTTGGCTTTGTTCGTGGCAGCTTTTTCGCCGGGGGATAATGACTTCCATGCGGAGTCAGGTAAATAACGCTTCTTTCCCTCAGAGGGCTTGCTATCACTGGTGCGCCACTTCTGAGCGGTCCAATCTTTGAGAGACTTTTGTGGGTCTTTCATGTCTTATACCCGCCGCCTTTGGCTTTGTATTCACGAGCCACGATCTGTGCTTTTCGCGCAGACCATTCGCCGGGGTCTCCACCTTTAGTTCCAGCTTTTACTTTCTCAAAGATGGCTTTGCGCATACCGGGCTTGGTATACACGCCTGCTTGGTTAACTTTGGATTTCGTAGCCATGTATCACCCCTTCTTAAGCGTTGCTGCGTTAGTCTTCGGGTTGTACTTGAAGTCACTAGCAGAACGTCCACTGGCTTTAGCTGCACGGTCTTTGGCTCGACCGGCGTTGCCTAAAGCTTGACGGGACTCACCCTTGGCGGTGAGCTTACCGTCCTTCAAATCCCCACGTTTAGTCATGATGGCGATAGCCATACCCTTGGCGTTCTTGTTACCTTGAGACGCCAGTTGCCGTGTCAATCTAGTTTCTAACTTGGACATTAACAGTTCCAAGCACGTAATGATTTATTGATCCGAGAGTTCGGGTCTTTGGCCGTCTTCTCGCTTGTCAACTTCTTCTTCATGCCTTCCATCCGAGCGCAGAAAGAGTCTCGGCGTGGGCCGCCCTTTGGCTGCGGAGCTTTGAGCCCCGGCTTGCCCGGATTGGCTGCGTTGTAAGAGGCTCGCCCCTTGGCGTTCAATCCCCCCTTTTCCGACTTTCCCTCTTTGCGTGTCCATGCTGGTGTCTTAGCCATCACTGTTCTCCTACAAGTTCTTCGGTAAATCGACGTGTCTGTTTGTTAAACTGAATGCCGCCTGCTGTCTCGCGTTCGCGCTTAGCCTGTGCCTGTGGAGCTTGCAGCAGATTAGACAATGGCTCACGTTTAAATCCTTCACTGACTCGCTCATCCTGAAGCTTTGCCCACTTCTCACGAACGGCAGTGGTGTCATCACCCTCACGGCGAGCCTTAGTATATTGGTTCTTCAGCTTGGCAGCTTTATCTTTAAAAGCTTTTTCGTTTTCAAACTTTATATCTGTCAAGAAACGGCGCTTGGTGTCAGACGTTACTGGCACACCAAAGAACTTAGCCGTAGATTCCCATGCAGCAATCTCATCAGCCGGCACAAGCACATCACCATTCAAACGAGTCACGCCCTGCTCATTTTCACGAACAGCTTTCATGGCATCTGAAAAACCCTTAGGTGCTAGTTTTTCCAACCCGCGATAGTATTCACCTCCGGAAATCTGCTTTAAACCCTCGGCAAAACGTTGTGCCAGTGCACCGGAAGCTCCAAACACCGCGGCAAACCCTGTCTCAGCCACGCCAGCCTTAGACAATTCAAAGTCAGTGAACGGCAAGACAGACAAAGTGTTACCCATACCTAACTTGCCTGACAAGTCCACGCCTGCAGCAGCCGGCGCACCGCGAGTAATTAGCGTCGCGGCATCTTCACCAAACTGCGAGACCATGGCTTCATACAATTCTTTTTCTAAGTTGTAAGGCTCTTCGTCGTCACCAAACATATCAGCCAAGCCTTTTAGAATAAACGAAATGGCCGCAAATCCGGGCATACCTACAAGTCCTGCCAGTGCTGCAGTATGACCTAGGGTAAACGCTAATGCTGTACGAGCAGCCACGCGTTCTTCTTTAGTTGCACCTTTGACAGAGTTTGCCACCAACTTAGTTAACAGAGTTAACTGAATTAACTGGAACTTGCGGAACTGCAGTGCAACTTTACCCACATTGGTATTGAACGCACGAGGCGCATTGTTGCGGGTGTAGTCTCCGTGAGTCTGAGAGATCACCTCATCGGCGTACTCAGTAGCTTTCTTAACGTCGCCTGTCTTAGCTAACTCCAAGCGATACGCAGCAATGGCAGTTGATACGCGATTAATCGCTTCCATTTTTTGACCAACAGAACGCAGAACACGATCAACTTTGTTGATACCTTGGGCAGCTTTGCTTTCGCCCTCAACTTGGAATTGACCAAGCTCGGTCTCCATGCCAATATCAATACGGCCACGATCTACCAACGTGGAAATCATCGTGCGCACATCCGCAGGCACGTTGTTGAAGTCAAACGGCTCATCTATCTTTTTGTTTTTATTTAAACCGCCTAGCTGGGTGTACGCTTTTATTAAAGCCGTTTGAGTTTTAAAATAGTTATGACGACCTGCCATAAATGGAACTGATATCATTTGCGGTTGTGTCAAGTTCTGCAAATAATACATGGGGCTGGTAGCCAAGAACCAAACGGATGTAACACGGCTAGCCTTAGCAGCAATATCACTCCAGACAGAAGCATCGTACGTCAACGATTGATTGTGGCGAGCCATGATCTCATTAAACAATTGAGACTTGTCTAAACGAGAACCGCCATCTTTAACCTCACGGCGCATCTTATTAATAGCTTCTGTCATCTGTGGGGTGTACTTGGCAGTAGCCAAGAACTGCGCGTCCGCACGACCCTGTGTGGCAAATGAGCGCAACATATCAATCTCGCCCGCGACACCCTTGCGGCGCATCTCAGATTTACGAGCACTGTTCTCAGCCAAAGATGCCAAATACAAATCGGCTACCACGGCACGGGCTTTAGCAAGAGTATTACGCTCTGCAGGATCAGTCGCGTTAGCTAACTCAGAATCTAAATCACCGCGCAATTTAGTAAACGCTTGCAACAAACCACCGTACATACCATTTTTGCCGGCGTCTTCTTTCTTAAAAGTTTCTACGTTTGCAAAACTGCCTTCGGCGCGCAACTCACTCTCTAACTTAAAAGCTGATGAATTAGACTCAGCAAAACTTACATGGTAGTGGTCAGGATCGTTTTGCAATTTAGTTTGCTCAGCCTCAGACGCATTGATGTATTTCTGCGATTTAGCCACAACAACGTGATCGCCAAAACGTTTCATGGGGGCGTATGGGGCAAACTCAGATACTGCAAATAGGCGAGCAAACTGCTTTAATTGAGACTTTTTAGCAGCTTCAAACTTAGCTACTTTGGCTGTATTGCCTGCGGCTTGCGCACCCTTAATCAGAGAATCGTACTCAGAGTTCGTGGCGTCCATCAATGTCTGCTTTTTCAGCTTGAGCATGGCATCACCGTGGGCGAACACAGCCTCAGTCCAGTCACGAGATTCTTGGCTCAACCCATCCCAACGTTTGCGCATGGCAGGATCAATCGTAACCGACCCACTTTGGCCAGTACGCCACGTAGGTTTAAAGCCCCACTTCTTTTCTCGGGTCATGTCGTAGACAAACCTGTTGGCACTTGCGTCACCAGTACCGCGCTCGTTAGTAGGAATTTTGTTGTACAAAGAAGCAACACGCTCAACGTCACGCTGAATCTGACCCTCGAGGTTTGTGCGCTCGCGGTAGATGTTCATCATATCTTTGGCAGATTTGATGCCAGATTTGACTGCCTTCTTAAACAAGTCTTCGGTAAACATCAGCGCGTTTAGCGTTTCTGAAACTACCGAAGAGACCGTTCTTGCCTCTTTAGAATTTACGATTTTTTCTTTGTTGGCTCGTAGTTGCCGTCCAGAAACTTCGCGAATTTGGGCCCTATCTTGAACTTGTCCTGACTCACCACTTTGTACTTCACCGGCTGGCTGGGCGCTGGCATTGGTTTTTTTAATTTTTGCATGTGTTCTCTCCATAAAAGCCGCGGTCAGCGGCAAGTTGTCACGTAAATATTGACGACCAATTTTCATCGAACTGAACATGTACAGTTGCGCAAAAAGTTCTTCACGCATATTGTCTGCCGTTAACCCGTCATTATCGACAAGGGGATACTGCAGTTGTTCAGATAGAGGAGAATCTTGATCGCTTAGAAAATGATTTACCAATTCTCGGGTTACAGGGCCAATAGCTTTTAAGTTTCCATTCTTAAATGTTAAATTTAATTCTGGAGCACTTGAGTAGATGCCTGTTCCTGCAAGGCCGGCTTCGTCAACACTATGGCCAATCTCGTGGGTCAGCGTGACAAATGATAGTTTGACATCATCAAGAGCGGCCTGAGTAAAAATAATAGTATCTTTACCGTCGACCAACATGTGCATACCGGTCCATGGAACTTTGGCATCAGTGATTAACCACGTATCAATGTTTTGCGCTGTTGAAATAAGGCCAGCCTCTTGAAGATGCTTTAACCCCTTAAGAACACCGGGATACTTACTTAAATTGGCAAGAGTAGTTGGCTGCGTTTTAAATGTTTTGCCGTCGTTGTCTTTCCACTCTTGGCTAGTAGCTGATCGCATATAGCGGGCTGTGCCGTCATCAGCTTCAAAGTCTTCCGTGTAAATGTCTTCCGTCTGCTCTTCGTTTATGTGGTTATCAATTACCACTTCCATGGAAGGCTCAGATACCAAAGTAAAGTCGCCGTTGGTGCGGGCAGCCACTTCTTCTACATAGTCTTTTTCCCTCTTAGACAAACCGTCATAGTCGCCAAGACCGGGAGTGTCTTTCTGTAGATTTTCCCACACGTCACGACCTGTGACCTGCGCCTTTGTTTTACCCGCCTTAGTTTTCTTAGGCGTTGTCGTTTCGGCGATCGGAGCTTTCTCAGTGACAGGCGCACTAGCAATCTTTTCTAACTTTGCTGCAGACAGCATCAAGTCTTTTGTTTGACCGCTTTGAAAAGCAATCTTTGCCATGGTAGCGTCGCCGTCACCGGAAAAGCTTTGAACCGTGCCTGTACCTAACTTTGGATTCTGTACTGTGTCGCCAACTTCCAAACCTTTACGACTAGCGGCACGAGCGGCTTGACGAGCTTCCTGCTGTTTGTTCAAGGCTACCTGTTCATCTGTCAAAAGCTTAGTCTCGTCTTCCACAACCTCTTTTGCTTTTGTTTTTCTAGGCGTTGGTTTGCTGCCGGGTTTTAGCCGACCTGCAACGTTTTGCATAGTTTTTACCAAAGTCTCTTCAAGTTTGGCTTTCATTTCACGCAGAGTTCCCGCAATGGCCGGAAGTTTGTCTGCGAGCGCATCAACACTTCTAATTTTTTCCGAGATGGTGTAGATAGCGTTGGCCATGGCTTCGTCTGTCGCGTTGACAGTATCGCCAGCGCCTTTTACGCTCTGAGACCATGTGCGGGTATCGTCGTATCCAAAACCAATAGAATCATTTTCTTGGAAATCAACGCCAAGTTCTGTAGCCACAGTCTCAAGGCCGCCTGCTTGCTCTCCAGCAGTCGTGCTAACTTTATTTTTAGAAGTATCACTGATCTCCAAAAGATCAAGGGCTTGCTGCCTTGTCATACCCATGGATACAGCGGCGTCTACGAGAGCAGGCGTTTGACCAATCTTACGAACCGCGCCGGCTTTTACACCAAACTCTTTGCCGATGGCAGTTTGAATTTTCTGTTTGAAGCCTTGCGGGGCATTTTTCATAACCTCGAGGTACATCTTGGCAATTTCAATGTCACGAGCTTTGTCCTCAGAATTCTCAAACGCTTTGTCTAAGATAGCGTTAATGTCTTGCGCTCTGGATTCATCAGTGTCGGTCACGTCCATGCGCTGGCCGGCTTCTTCCTCAGTCAGTGCTTGCGCTTCTGCAGCGTTACCTGTTAATTCCCCAATGGCTAATTGATCTTCCAAAGAAGTCTGAGCCATGCCCGAAGCTGGCGCACCAGCGCGTAGTGTTAAAGTGGTAGGTGATTTACCGGTAACATTTCCGAGAAGTGAAGTTTCATTACCTGCGGGGCTAATTCCTGCGACACGGGAACCCACATCGCTGCTGGGTCCGACATTAAGAGCTGATCCTGTAGCTGCCAAGCCTCCTGATACGTCAACGCCCCCAGCATCCACGCTCGGTGCAAGTCCTCCTGTAGCGGAAATATCAGTGCTGACATTTTGATCCTCTGGTTTTGGAGCCCGTTGGAATTTAGGCTGATTAGCTAGACGCTGCTTTTCTTGGAAGTCAGCTTCAATCTGTGCAAAAGATTTGTTGATCTCAGCATATCGATTTTTCTTCAACTGCTCTATGGTCTGGTCAAATGTAGCTTTATCAATAGCACCACTGCCAAGTAAATCAACAGCTTTGGTAAACGCATCAATACGTTTTTGTACGGGTTTACCCCTACTTACTAAACTAATACCAACTTTAGAAGCCGCAGCTTGCAGGTCGTCAGCAATAACTTGAGATGTTGTCTCACCAGATGGCGCTTCAGCAGATGTAAGTGCTCCCAGTGCAGGAGTCTCATAGCCAAGGGATGCGGCTTCACCCATGGTGAGTTCGCGCTCAATGCCATTCTCATCGGTGACATAACGACCGGATGGCTCACTTAGAGCTGCTTTAATATCTGCTTCGCGTGCAGCGCGCTGGGCTTTAGTAGCCGCAGGAGTAACACCCGTTTTGACGTTAATCAATTCCTGTGTAGACAGACCCGCACCCTTGTTGATGCCGAGCATCAAACTTTGGTCAGCTGATGGATTAGCCGTGCCAAGGATATTGGACTCATAAGCACGGTTGTTTAGATACGCAACGCCAGCACCACCGCCAGCGCCCATGATGCCGCCAAGAGTAGTTGCACCCACAACACCGCGCATTGGGTCAATCGTGGGATCATATTGCATTGCAGCAATATTGGCAGAAGCTTTTGTGCCGCCTTCTTCAATACCTTCTGTAAGGAACTCTTTACCAGCAGTGCGACGAACACCTTCGCGGGTAATGCCACGAGCGCCAGACATAATTCTTTCAAGGCCGGTAGCACCCGACAAACCGCCCAAGATAGCAGGAACAACTGATGCCTGACGTGCGGCTTGGCGAGCCATAGCCTCTCGCTGATCTTCCGGTACATTGGGGCTGTTCATCACTTGGCTATAAGCATCAGAAGCAGCATCACCGCCAGCGGCGGCTCCACCCAACGTAGCACCGGCAGAAACGCCGGCAATACCTTGACCGCGAGGGGTAAACTTTAAAGCCTGCGCTGCATACCTGCTAGCCTGAATGCCTTTACCGATAGGGCCTATGCCACCAACAATCTTGGCCGCAGTCTGCACCGGAGACGATAGAACGTATTTGCCAACACCTTTGACGGCTTCAAAGCCGCCTTCATCCATGGCTTGACCAAGCTCTTCTTCCGCTTGTTTAACTTGAGGGCTGTAAGTTTCTTCACCCTCTTTGATAATGTATTCCAGACCCTTTGAAAGCGGATTGTCCACCGAAACAAAATCGCTGACGCCTTTGATAATGCCAAGACCGGAGTTGACCGTGGTGACAACGGTGTCGTTCAAAAACTGTAACGGATTTCGCATGCCAGAGGCATCGTCGCCACCGCGCATGGGAACTTTGTAGACCGATGTAAAACCTTCAAGCGCACGGGGCGCTTCATTCTGCGATCTACCGGAAGGAGTAAACCCTTCAATGATTGGCATAATGCCCCCCGTTATTTGGCTTTGGCTTTTTTAGCTTCGTCGAGTGTACTGTAATAGTTGCCATCTTTGCCTTTATACGCAATGACTGGTTTACCATCCACTGAACCAACTTCCATGGGAATCTTAGCTGTACGAGATTCTTTGACCATGCGGTTGTAATCCGAACTTGTAACGCCTAGTGGCACTTCTAAACCGCCACCAACAATGTTGTACATTGGACGACCGTCTACGCCGTAAGCAACTGTGTTGCCTTCTTGATCTGTCATGATTTTGGCAGGCGTAGGTTTTGTACCTTTTTTGGCAATCTTAGGGAATGCTCCCTCAGAGTAACCAGCAGGAATAGGCATCTCAGCAAGAGAGCCGCCACGGACGCCCAGCATACGAGTCGCATCGTCACTCAAACCAAGAGGACTAAAACGCTCAGGAGCTTTATTAAAATACCCACTTTTGATTTTAGTGTCTAATTCGCGTTCGCTGGCAGCAGCCATACGTCTTCTGTATTCGGCATCTGATTCGTTAGCCTGTCGTTTCAGACCAAGACCTTCACGCTCTAAACCAAGGCGCTCTTGATCCATGGCAAGCTTAGCGTATTCGGGGCTTATTCCAGACAGTTCATCGAAGTACATGGATTTAGCCACCCGCATCATGTCTTGCCGAGTAACAGGAATTTGCTGAAGCTGTTGACCTTGAGGGCCCATGACATTCAATACAGTACCCTGAGGTGTGCTCATAGGAGCCGCAATAACGCCCTTAGTACCGGGGCCGCCATATTCATCAGCGTTGAACTTAGCCAGATTCTCTTGCACCCACTTGTTGGGATCAGTATTAATGGCTTTGAGTGTGTCGGCATAGCCAGTTTGAATAGCCTGCAGTTTTTCAGCGTTTGTTTCGGCGCGAGCTGCGTTGGCTAACTGCAAACCTAGTTGCTGGTTTGCTCGATCAGGAGACGCAGAATAGATTTCTGCTTGGCGTGCCAACATTTGAGCGCGAGAGAGCTTTTGCGCGGGCTGGGTAATGGCCGACATGGACGCATCGTACTCAGGAGGCATTTCAGCTTGAATGCCTTTAATCTGCTCACCTACACGTTTTTCTTCTGCAAGACGCTCACGCTCACGCTGTTGGAGTTCTTTACGGAACTGCGCTTCTTCTTTGCGGTTCTTGGCCTCGTCCATGCGTTCGAGGCTTTGCACCCCGGAAGAAATACCTTGGCCAAGACCACCCAAAAGACCCATGATATTGGCCATGGCTTACCCCTTAAACTTCGATTTGAACGTCGTCGCTTGTAGCTACAACAGATTCAGTTTTCTTTTCACGCTTTTTAGGCGCAGCGGCTTCTTTGTCTGCAATGTTGTGCAACATCAAACCTAATTCATTCAAGAAAGGTTCGCCATCGCCATTCATATCAGTAATGTATTGTTTCTTACCGTCATGCCAAACGATCAAGCGGCCGCCAGCAGATTCAGCGTTCAAGTGTTTTTCAAGTTCATTCAGTGTCATGTTAAGGCTTTCCTATACCAAGTTTATTTTCGTACGCCAAACCATCTTGACGAATCTTCTCTAGTTTAGCAAGTCCAATGCGATCAACCGCATCAGGTTGGATGATGAACTCGTCGTCCGATACACGAACTTTAACCATGTTGCGCTTCTTCTTAGTGGCAGAATGGTCTTCGACTTCGTTCATCTTCTCCAACGCTTTACGTCCCAGCTTTCTCACCACACCGATAGGCATAACAAAAGCGCCCTCTGGAATCTCAGTAGCAATCAAATCATCTTTGGGGCCGCCCGGACCGTCGATCTCGCCACCACTCATGTAGGGGCGCTGGTTAACAACGCCGCCGTCTCTAAATAAACCAAGGGCAGAACCTACAAGCATCGCAGCGCCAACGTAAGGCATGGCAGCACCCAGTGCAGCACCACCGCCAAGGGAGCTAGCAACACCTTCAAGAGCTGCGCCGCCAATGCCTTCTGTCATAGCAGCCGCGCCCGTACTACCACCAAGACCGCCCGTAGCAATGTCAGCCGCAGCCATCTCAGCAGTAGGGGGCAAGACAGAATTTACCTGTGCAGCAGCTTGTGAGTAAGCATCGATAGCAGGTTGAGCGTCTTTGCCCAAACGCATACCTTGACCATAGGCAGCCATATTAGTGTTACCAGTGGCTTTACCCAGAGACTCAACACCTGTGCCGACCATATCCCGACCGCGCATCAAGCCTTGGCCCACAGCTCCTGCGTTGGAAGGAGTAGGTGTCCCTGTTGGGGGAGGCGGAGGGGTAATTTGCTCCATTGCACCAGTAATACCGCCTCTGGCAAGACGTTGAACGTAACCACCGCCTTTAAGTTTTAAAACTGGGCCGCCATCAGCAAGCCCAAAGAAGCCGGGGTTGTTTTTACTAAAGCCGTATAGATCAATACCGCCACGCACAGCGCCAGCCACGTTTTGAGAAGCCATTTGCTGGCCTTGGTTGTACATGCTTGCTAAGTTAGAACCTGTAGCAGCCGTACTTGACAGCGCAGATGACGCATTAGACGGCACACCAGCGAGCAAAGCCGTGGTGTCTTGCATACGGGCAAAGCCCATTTGTTCAGCACGATCACGAGCACTGCTCATACCAGCAGCGCCACCGCCATAAGCAGTAGTAGCCAGTTTGCGCATTTCTTTGGCGTATCGTGGGTCCTCAGGGTTAATACCCATAGAGGCCAAATCGCTCTTGTATGCACCCATGGCTGAACCAAATGAGGATTCTGCATCTGCTTTTGCCTGAGCTGCTGCTCGTTCTTTGTTTGCCAGTGAGCCGTAGTCCAATGACTGATCGACCATGCGGCCGTACATTGGATAGGTATATTGCTCAGATAGCCCCATCAGTCGTTCAGACTGTGCAGCCTGCGTACCGTAAAGCTTCTCTAAGTTTGCGTAGTATTGATTGCCGCCACCGCCGCCCATTAGACACCTCTTTCTAAGATAGTGTAGATTCTTCCAGCATCAGGCGCAACCCGCCTGCAATACCGTTCCATTGAGGGGCGTACAGCGCCCCGTATTGCCGAAGCACCTACCAGCAAGGCTAGCTCAGTAAGGGCATCCCAGCAAAACTTCATAAGCCGGTCAAACCCTGCTCCACCCATCGCCAAGACGTACAACACGCACTTCTTAGGGTAATTGAGGATTTCAAACACAATGGCTAGACTGATCTTGTCGTCTTGTTTGTACGTAGCGATAAAGACTCTTTGGCTCTGAACCATGGTCAAAATGTCATCTACATCAAATTCGCCATTGGAATGTTCCATACCCGGAGCAAGCATTGCACGTAAGTCGGCCCAGTGACTCTCCACTGTCTCAGGAAGCAGAACAGAAAGTGTGTGGCCGCTCATACCAAGATGTTATCAGCTTTCTGGCGTTGTGTGTGAAGATTTTTGTTTCTCTTCTAAAGCCAGCCATTGCTGGTTAAATGTGGTCAACAAGCCGCTAGCCAATTCAAGGGTCAGTTTGTTGCCCATGTTGTTTTGCATCATCGCTGCCAGCAGCTCAATCATTTCTTCACGCATTTTCAGCCCTTTGTAAATCTATGTAGTGCCACAAGTCTTCATTTCTGTATGTGCCGCTTGGTTTATCAGGAGCCCAAGCAGGGGGAGCACCAACTAATTCTTGATAGTCAGCCCCCAGAATTCTGTATTGCTTCGTTGGAATCTCTAAATCAAATTTATTTTCGGAGTTTAAAAATCCAACTACCACTCGCACAGCAATCCCAACAGATTCCTCAATCAAATAAATGTCTTCCTTGATGGTAGACGCGGGTATATTTATTTCTCTTGGCATAGTTTAAGTCCAGACAGGTATATAAAGAGTTGTTGAATCAATTGTAATCTGCATCCAAGTATTTGAACTTGCGCTGCCGGGTTTATTGGTTCCTGAGAATCCTGCTGTTGCCGCTCCACTTACTGTCCCTTGAACAAACCTCATAACATTTGAGCCAGCAGAACCATTTAATCTATTTGCAGCATACGCATCTGTTCCCAAAGCAGTTGTGGCAAACGCACTTATTGCTTTCCAAGTACCGTCACTGTTTAAATACGAAGCGGCGGCAGCTGCAACCGAAGTCGACGGAGCTCGCATAATCCATGGATCACCTCGGCTATTACTATAACCTAATGCAAAGTCACCTTGAACAAAAGCTGTCGCTCCAGTTGCTCCGTTGCTAAATGCAATAAACGCATAGCCGCCACCTGTACTTGTAAAGGTGCAAGTCTGCCCCGAAGATGTAGCTCGTAATGCAAGACCTGTTCCATTGTTTTGCGCCCATACGGCTGGCAAACCAAAAGTACCGTTGGTAGTATTGTATAAAGTAGCTGCTGTTCCAGTGCCTGAGCTGGCATAAATAGAAGTGCCGGTTCCGCTGTTTGTAGCGTATAAAGAAGCACCACCTGCGTTGGTTGTAAAAGCTGCGCCAATGTCACCGTAGCCTGATTGAGCAAAAGAACCGCTGACAGTAAACCTACCTTTGACGGTTGTTTCTCCACCAAAATATGCCGCCCCATCAGAGCCTCGAAGCCAGAAGTTAGTGCCAGAGTTTGTGCCTAATACGGCTCCTGTTGAGAGAACGTTACCCGCAGTTACATTTCCTGCAAAGTTACCAGACGCACCAGTAATGTCACCCTTAAACGTGGCAGCACCGGTTGTAGCATCAATCGTAAACGTCGTGGCCGCGTCAGTTCGCCCAACAATACCTCTGCTTGTAATTGCAACACCAGCACCTGTAGCATTGCCTGACCCATCCACAACAATTGTGCCTGTCTTAAAACCGCCAGCACTGGTAAAAGTAATTGTTCCGCTAAGAATATCCGCTGCGCTTTTGTTTAGTTTGGTTGTAACGGCTGCCGAGTTTGTGACTACATCACTGACTAAAGTAGAACCTAAGTATGCATCTACAGAAATAATTGAGGCAGCTCGGAGAGTGCCCAGCAGGGTTAAATTACCCGTAGAAGACTCAATGGCAAACGTAGTCTGCCACGCACCATCAGATTGGCGGTTGTATCCGCCCAAGATACCCGTGGATGTAATACCTAGGCCGGTTCGGATAGTGCCTGCGTAAGCGCCTACCGTTCCAAGAATACTAGCATCTCTGTGCTGAAAAACAACATATTGGCCAGCAGGTTCTAGCTTCATAACGGTTGTGCCGTTAGTTACACCAGTAATTACTTCAGCCGCACCACGTTTTAAATCTGCTGTCAGCGTATCTAGCGTGTAAGAAGGAGCAAGATTGGTGATGTTTGTACTGCTGTTTCCACTGCCAAACGTAGATGCACCGCCAACTGATGTTAGGGCTGTGTTCGTTGTTGTCCCGCCTCCGGCATCAATAACCACTTGCATGTTGCGAGTAAGAACATCAAGCACCGCCCTCACCTGAGGGTCAGAGACAGCATACGTCGGTGGTAGTGGAATAAAGTTAGACACTACGGAACTCCGACATAGATTCGGCCATGGCAATTTCTTCAATCTTACCGATTGTTTGAACTCGGACAGACCAGCGCACGGCACGTTTACCCGCAGGTAAGCGGTAATAACCAGTAGCCGAAGCTGTAAATGTAGTCCACAGAGCGCCATCAACATAGATGCTTACAACGGTAGACGCAGTGCAACGAATAAAAAACGCTCCAAAGTTTGTAAAGTTCGGCAAGGTAAACTCTTTGCTCCACCAATCCAACGTGTAGTAAGCTGCCGCGCCATCGCGCAAACGATACACAGCTGCACCCTTGGAGTAATACAGAGTATCTGTAATCGGCAGATAGAACATCGAGTCAAACGTCTCGTTGAACTGAGTCAGTGTGCCGGCAGCTTCGTCCAAGCGAATGATAATGCCCTTGGCTTCTTGAGAAGAGACCATGACAAGATAGCCATCTGTGTAGCCAAACCGAGCGTCGTCAGCAATCGTAGCAAACGTAGCCCGCCAATCTTCTCGAGAGTAGAACTTCTGGCTCAAAGTCATTGTTGATTGTGAGCCTTGCACCAGCACAATACCATCAGCGGATGCATAAGCAACAGCGCCTTCTAAGTTCACCATGAGCCTTTGAGCAATACCAGCTTGAGGGAGCGGCAACTTTTGCTGAGACATATTAGATGGCAAGCTTCCAAGAACCATGTGAGCCCCGGTGTTAGTGGTAACGACTAACGACTGAGCATCGGGGCAGATTCCCGTTATGTTGTTTGGAAACGACATAGCATAAGGCCATGCATGGGGTCTAAACGGCTCGCTGAAATACAGCATGTTGCCTTTATACGCCGCAAAGAATCCGTTAGGCATCGGCACAAGGCCAGTCATGCCAGTCTCAGGAATGTCCCAGTCAAGGGATGGCAGCGCCACACCAATGTCAGAAGCTTTAAAAGTTTCGTCTTTGTAAACGTTGCCGCCTAAGTTAGTTGTTGTAATCTTGAAGTACGTAGGATTTGTGCCAAACGTGCGGTAGATGTTTGTGGCTGATCTAGGGGAATACCCTGTAAATGTAGGTACGGTCGTTGTTACCTCGACATAATCTAAATAGGTTACTGACACTACGTTAGCAAGAGATGGGGCAGATTCCTCAAGGTATGAGTTTACCATGGTGTACACGTAAGCCCGAGTTTCAACAACGCCCCACTCAAAAGTCAATGCGCCATCCGTAGACAGCATGACTTCTACACCGCCGGGAAACGCATTGCTCCGCGTTGGCGTCGTAGCACCAGAAGAAACCGTTACGTTAAAGATTTCTTTGTTGGCGTTTGTCGTATCTTTAATGATGATCTGTGCAGTCAACTTTGCATCAGGAGGAGTTCCGGTAGGAGCTACTGCTTCAGTGGTAACTGTAACTGTGTTTTCCCCCGATGATTCAAACGTTGAACTAGCTTCTTGCCCGGGGTTATAAAGAGTACGAGTAGGTGGGGTAAACGTGTACTTCTTCCATGGGGACACAACGACAAACGAAGTCATTGCGCCTTCTTGATACCGCTTACCGTTGAGCTCGTACCACACAGTGGTCGTAACGCTAATACTTGGATAGTCTGGCAGTGACGCACGTTGCTTTAAGACCAGTGTAGGAGCAGTCGTAGGAGCAGGAACACCCACAAGATAAGACGTTGCAGGTTCACCGCCTGTGGCTCCAGCGCCTGAATACGGGGCTACTTTGAACCCATTGGCGTTCATGAAATACATGCGGCCGTAGGTGTCGTTGTTTACGGGCCCCTTGGCAACAAACGTTTCAATTGGCCACGTGTAGAAGTTAGTGCCCTCTTCGGTATAAATGCCCCTGACCGTATTAACCATGGTCTTAATTAGTGTGCCCCCACGTAAGGGACGCAGATCGTTCTGGGCAAAGTCGCAGTACAGCGCTTGCTGTGCGTTAATGTCCGGCAACTTGTAGTCCGGCGTATTTGGCAGTTCGCCAGAGAAGTTCTTTAGTACGAGGGTAGTCATACAGCCATTCTATGTAAGGCGCATTGGGAGTTCAAGCTTTCAATACTTCCAGCGCATGATTTATATGTTTAATACGGTCTTGTAGTCCGATTGTCCCACCATTAATCCTCTTTGTCATGGTCAGGTAGTCCATACTATCAGCATACTGATTGAGTTTGTGCGTGTTCCAGAACCAGCCGGCTGTCAGCGCAGCATACATGGGGGTCGCTACAAGCTCTGGCTCCATGATGAAATCAACCCCTAAAGCTTGCCCTGCGTGAAAATAATTAGCCGAGCCAGTCAGCTGTATACATCCTCGGCCACGGAAACGATACCCATCCCCAGAAGCTTCATCTCGGTTTCCCATACGATTCGAGTAAACAGTATTGGCAATAAGCTTTGGGTTACGGGCACAGGCTTGGGCCTTGGCTGCATCAAACCTTTTAGGCCATAACTTCTGTAAAGCCTCTGCTCTGTAATTCAAGTTTTCTTCCAAGATACGGAAGTTACCGCACTCGTGTCCGCACTGCCCAATGAAGGCCGCTTGGCGAAGGGGCGTAGCAATATCAAACTTTTGAAACGTTGCGTTCAATCCATCAACCCACTCAGGGCCAATGTGCAGTTGTTTTAGCTGGTCAGGACTTACCATTTAAGAGGTTCCTTACTTCGTTGTATGAATCTACGCAAGCATTTAGCGCGGCGGTATTACGGTCGCCTTGGGCAACTATTTCTGCGATGGCTTCGATGGTTGCTCTTTCGGCATCAGAAGCTGTGTCAGCCGGTCTGTCAGGTTCACTGGTTGCTTTTGTATCTGCGCTGGCAACGGGGGTACTTGCGGGGGCTTGTACGTTACTTGAGGGGCAGAGGCGCAGCTTGCCAGCACGATTGGCAACGGCAAGAGCAGAAGTCTTTTGATTGATAGCATTGGTAGCCTCCTGTAATTTGGCAGATTGTTGGTTAAGTTTTTCACCCATGTTTTGCTCGATCTGACGAGCTTCTTCATTTTTTTTGGCGATGGCAATTTTCATATCATTATCCCGCTCCAGCCAGCCGTAATGGTGGCCAACGCGGTACGTACCGAACAAAGATACAAGAACACCAACAATTAACCATGGGAGTGGGATAGGTAACATTATTCAGATTCCTTTCGTGCAGCCGCAATCACGGCGCGTTCTTCGTCATCTTCCAAGTGCTCAGGCGGCGTAGTGGGTGGGGGGCCGGGTGTCCACGACTCATCTAGTTCGGGGTTCGTCCAAACAGGCATTGCACCAAACGGTTGTGAGGGTAAGCCATACGCAGATTGCGGAGAAGCGTAGTTGCTGTTGGGCATGCCGTAGCCACCACTCATCATTGGTGGGCAGCCATGTTGCATTGGAGGTTGCGGATTAAACAGCTTAGAAGCCGCACCTGCCGCCCGTTTAGTCATGACTCCACCAATACCACCTACTATCAAAAGAACAATGTCGTTCAACATCTTTGTGTAAGCCTGATCGATTGGAGCCATACTCTTAATGGGCTGCGTGACAAACGTCACAGAGTAAAGCAGGGCAATCACAATAAAGCACAAGATGCAGGTCACCACAATGACCACAAAGCCCCAGACCCGGACTTCAAATTCTTCAGTTGTTAGGTTTGGTTTCTGGTTGGATGTCATTGATTTTCTTCTCCAAGATAGGGGCTACCAAGTATTCAGGGCATTGTTGGGTAAATAAACACTTCGGTTTCTGGCACTGTTCCGCGTGAAAGTTATCAGGGTTCTGGCAAAAATACCTGTACCTGTCTTCACACCCTGTTAACAAAAGTATTAATACTAGGTATCTCATGCCATCACATCCACTTGAGAAGCTTTGACCCACTGAGTCTTAATCTCTTGGCACTTCTGTTGTTGGTCAGCCTGTCGACTTAGTTCAGCCAAACGCTTCATATTCTGTTGATGGATCACTCGGTGAGCCTCTGACAACATTTGTGCGTTCTGTTGGTAAGTGGTAATTCTCATTTGCCCAAGCCAACCTTTCCAAGTAGGAGATTAACAATTTTGTCCGACAAATCGTCAGGCAAAAACTTCAGAAAACCCAAGAAATACAGCGCCACGCACCCATACACGAATATCTTGAGGCACATGTCAAAGGTCTTCTGGTACTCATTCACCGACCACACCTTCTGGTAGTTTCACAAAACTCCATCAACTCATAGATACCAATTGCTACCAAGAACAGAACAAACGCGCAACCGCCGAGAATCACGGCCAACTCATTTAACTCTGCTTCTTTTTCTTTGGCCTTCTTTTCTGCCCGTTCTAGGGCACGAAGTTCTCTCGCGTCATCAATGTCCATCTGGTCTTGACGGGCTTTAATCTTGTTCCACACGTCAATCTTGCCTGTGGTCATAAAGAGCATTTTGAGCTCCTCTTCAAACGCACGAGCCTGTTCAAGCGCCATCTCAATCTGTAGCGCGGTTCCCATGTTGGAACCCTTGCTTTTCTTTGTCTCAATCAGTGCTTTAGTGGCTGTGCTTTTAGCGTCAAATAACTTCCCGATCATCGGCGCAAGCGAGCCGAGATCATTGGCCACCGCACTGGCCTTCTTAACCATCGAGATTGCTGACTGTATGCCAGCTAGGGCTGTCATTGGATCAATCATTTCCGTTCTACCTTTTTCCATTCAATACAGTAGACTCTTCGGTTGTACACGTCGCCAACCCAAACCCACTTGACACATCTGTATTCGATAGATACAGCCAGTAAAATTACGGAAAGCACCATACAACGACGTACGTGCTCCAGATTACAAAACCGGTTACGCAGACCGCCGCAATAATTGCTTCGGCCCAGTCTCTCATTTTACAGCCCCAACACTTTTTTGACAAATTCCGCAGCCACACCGGGGCCAAATAAAACGGCTAGCATTACAGCGTAGAGCATGTACTCAATGTTCCGCATGCGGTCTTTACTGTTATCAAGTTTGCCCTCAATAGACCGGTATCTTTCAGCGCAAACAGCTTCGTGCACGGCTAGCCTTTTGTCAACATCTGCATCCATGATTTACCTCACCAAGACCAAATAAATACTGCGCCATCACCCCCACGGCCACCGCCAGTCGTAGCATCTTCACCAGCACCACCGCCACCGCAACCAATGCCACCACGACCACCAGCACTTCCAGCAGATGTGGATGTTGTACCACCAGCGCCTCCACAGCCAACCAAGATAGGTTGAGTAATGAAATATCCATTTGCGCCAGCAACAGTGCCACCAGCGGTTGTATTTTCTAGCCTAACATAATCGTAATTAGGGGATACTCTCCCGCCAGTGCTTGCTGCCGCACCAGCACCACCAGCACCGCCAGAAAGAAAAGTTGTTGATGATACGGCTACGTTTCCACCCGCACCTGTTGCACTTCCTGCCGCACCCGCTTGCCCTGCAACAGAGGTAAAAATTCCAGAAGCTGTAAATTGATTGGCAGACATTACACTGCCGCCAGCACCACCAGAAGTTGAAGTACTACCTCCACCATTGTTAGCCCTTAAAAGAACATTTAAACCATTAGAAGACAAATATCGTATAAAAGAAGGACCGCCAGGATTATTGGCAAAACCGCCATCCCCTACACGAATATTTAAAATATCAGGAACAAACATAGCAGGGCCAATCCAAGACGTAACTGCCCCAGAACCACCACCACCACGGCCCTCTGTAGCTGAGCCATTAGCACCACCACCACCACCACCAATCAACATAAAGCGAACCATTGATACGCCGCGAGGCTTAACCCATGTTCTTGTGTTCTCTGTAGAGCTTGATCCACCATAAAACTCTTGGTAGTTGGATTGCTGTGGTGTTGGGAAGTTAAATAAATCTAGCATCTTGTCACCATGTAACGATTATTGCGAGGCCATCACCACCACGACCACCATTGGTGTGCGTGCCCCCAGTAGCGCCCCCACCATTTCCACCGCACCCAAAACTGTTTAAACCTTGTTTTGTAGCTTCCACATCAGTAGAATTTGGAATAGCTAATGGAATAGGACTTAGCTGTGAATAACCGCCAACGCCTGTTGCGGTGTACCCGTAATAGCCTGTAATTGTTGATGTTGGAAAATAACCGCCATTTCCCCCCATTAAAAATGTCAAGTCATTTGTTGTAATAACTGCATTTCTTGCGCCATCTTGACCGCGAACAGATTGGTAAAACCCAGCCACAGTCATTGGGCCACCAGCATCAGTCCCAGCCGCTGTGCCACCCGTACCAGAACTTGAAAAACCACCAGTACCTTCGCCGCCACCAGATGCTTGCAAAAGTGTATAACCAGTGCCATTTTTTTGTTGATAAATAATGGAAGTTGCCGCCCCCGCTACGCCATTTTGAGCTTGTACATCAGTTGCTTTTGCGCCTCCATTACCACCACTACCAACAGCAACCCGCAATTGATCAGGCATTAAAAAAGCAGGGCACATAAAATTTGTAACATTACCAGAAGCACCGCCACCACCGGGCTGAGTACTTTCGTCACCAGTAAATAAATACCCACCACCACCACCGCCACCTCCACCAATTAGCGTAAACCAAACAAAAGATGCGCCTTGCGGTTTAACCCAATCAAACTGAGTACCACCACCTCTAAAGATTTGGACATTTGCGCCTTGTGGCGTTGGGTAATTTATAGGATATGACATATTACCAACTCGCAATCAAAACCATGCCGGGGCCGCCTTTACCAACAGAAGCTCCACTACCTCCTCCACAACCTATACCACCACTGCCAGCATCAAGGCCGCCCGTACCAACAATAATTGGTTGCATTTGAAAATATCCGCTTTTATTTGATCCAGTAACGGTATAACCATAATTTGCGGTTACAGAAGTTGAAGCGCCGCCGCTTAAAAATGTTGTGCTAGACGGTGTTAAATTACCTGCAATCCCATCTTGACCGGCAGTAGACTTAAAAAACCCAGATGCGGCAAATGCAGTAGCACTCGACGCTGGGCCAGCACTTGAGGAGCTACCCCCTCGAGCTTGTAATAACGTAATTAAACTATTACCGCGATAAGAAACTTGCGTGTCACCACCAATTCCTGCGGGTTTTACAACCAAATTATTAGGAACGTGCTGCGCAGCACCATACCAAACAGTTACAGCACCCGAACCGCCACCAGAACCGCCACCAGAACCATTACCACCAGCACCAATCAACATCATATACACATGGCTAGCACCAACTGGTTTAGTCCATGACATTTGAGCCTCATCAGGAGCGTCACTAGTACCATAAAACGTCTGGATGTTGCAACCTTGCGGGGTGGCTATGGGGAATGGAAACATTTTTATGCTTCTGGTGTAGGCTCAACTACAGGAGGGACATACCAAGCTGGTGCTGTAGCGTTGTCGTTTGTGCAAGTGTATTCAATGTTTTCATTTACACCAGCGGGTGTGCCGTCAGCATAATAAACGCCAATGCAATTGCCATCTTCCATTTTTTGATAGCCAGTTGAGTTATTAGTAAATGTGATTTCAAACCATGTAATCATTTTAGTAATCTCCAGCAATTGTGACGATAGAGTAGCCAGATGGTGATGTTCCAGTTGATGTTCCAAAAGTTGCATACAACAAATAGTTAGGATCAAGCGCCACGTTGATGGGCAACTCAAACACACTTGAGGCAGCAGTATTTGACATAGTTACAGCGGGCAATGTGATTTCATCGTACAACCATGTAACCGTTGTGCTTGTTGTAGAACTTGATGAAATAAATATACGACAAACTGTAGCCGCCACACTGCCTGCTGAAGCAGCAACAGGTCTAAAACGAATCTTTTGAACATAAGAGCCGTTTGCACCAGCAGTAAAAATTTTAATTAAAGTGCCTGAGC